TCCCTTATACAGTACGAAATGCATTGGTTATCAGCGCTGTTCTTGTTTGTGGGTATCAAATGCAGTACCTTTTGATTCAAAAAGGGTATTTTTTAACGATTCCGTATCTTCCTTGTTAACCCCCAAATTTTCCATCCCACCCATGTGATTAATGCCAATAAAGCAAGCCGTCCGGCCCATATCGAAAATTTTTGCCATTTCGTCAAATCTGCCGGGACGGGAATCTCTTTGTACCGGTCACGATAAACAATACTATCCCGAATTATTGTTTTCTCGGCATCTTTGACGGGAACGGCAACGGGATATGTGTGCGGCTTGTTCCGTAGGTCATGGTACAATGTTCCATCTGTACCGATCCGTGCGTCCGATTCTGCAAAGTCCGTTTCCAAGTGTGATGAACTATCGCGGATCTGTATTTGCGCCGACTGTGCGGGGACAGGAACCCTTACCGTATCGATCCGTATCTTCTCCGCGTATTCGGTCTTATACTCGACCCGGACACTGTCTTTTGACTCCGAGCGGATCGGCATTGCCTGGCGGCAGCACGATACGGCAAGCACTCCCAATATAACTACCAGTTTTTTCACGGCTCGAACTTGATTTCGTTAATGCGGTATTTCCATCCGTTGATAAACCGCTTCTGAGACGGTTTCTTTCGAACGATATTGTCCACGAAATTTAACCGGGCCTGTTTGATCTGAGCGAACAGTTCGCGGGGGTCGCGGGCGTTCAGTGCGGCAATGGTTTTAGGGCCTACGATACCGTCCACTGCAACGCCGAGTATCTGTTGCGGAATCTTGATGCCGTTGGCTCCCGATGCCCAGACCCAATCGACCAGGATGTTAGCCAGCGATTGATTGCGGATCTCGTCGGCTTTCCACCGATCCCAATAGTGCGGTTTCAATACACGGGAGACGACTTCGTCCCACGTAAGCATTTTAAGGTCGTCTACATCGATATCTCCGTCGCCATCCTTGTCATAACCTATCTGTCGCCATGTAGCGATTGTCACACCCATATTCGTTGCGCCGCCCTGATCGTAAGGGTCGTCCACGAAGCCGCCTTCCCATTTCCGGATAAAGGGGGCCAGTTTATTGATGTCTGCCATATCTTTAATCGTAAAATACTGTCCTGTTATTATTTGTTTTCTATGCTTACCGACTTTCTCGGGGGAGTGCGTTTATCGCAATTAGATACTGTGCATCGATCAAATTCGGCCATTTTTTTTGCCTCTCGTTCATTCAATAACTCTTCCTTTAACAAGACGACTTCATTTGCCAGTTTTATCCATTTATCGCACTCGGAGTTAACAACTCCTTGCAATCTGCCGATATGTTGATAAGCTTCATTCAACCGTTTTTCTTGCAATTCATCGTATTTTATATCTAAGTCAAGTTCGACATTTTCGACCTCTGCTTTTCTTTTTCTTTTTTCATACCGATAGAAAGCTATTTGAATGGCCCATCCGGAGCCGAAAGCCGCAGCCAGTATTGCCAATACTGTTTCCATCTGATCTCGTTTGATTTGTTATTCTTCAGAATTTAATTGTTCCATGATCGCATCGTATACGGCGGGAGTGCAGGCCTCGGCCACCTTTTGTAGAAGCTCAGCCTCTCTATTCGAAAGCTGAATTGGCCCTTCGTTATCGTAAATTTTATGTACCAATGCGTGATATTCTATGCCGGGACACCCCGTATAGATTGCGTCGGCAATAGATACCCGGTAATCCCTGACCTCGGATTTCGTCCTGGCAAAATCCAAATAAACCCGCAGATTCGTTAAATCGATGTTCTTCATAATTTTAGTTATTGTAGTTTGCGTAATTCCAATAGCCAGTAGATCCAATAAATGTAAATTTACATTCTGTTGTCCAGTTAATTACAACACTATCCACAAGACTTGATCCCATGCGGATGATCTTGCCTAAAGTGCGAGATCTAACTACTAAATTGCCTGATCCTGATTTTTTAACCCAAACAACCTTGCCGTCTTGACCGTCAGGCAATAAAATAGAGCCTTCCGAAGAACCGCCATATTCCACATAATCGTGCTGTTTTTCTAATACTATGCTGCCGGAAGTGAAATATTTTGTAGAAGTGGCGAACCCATGTATTTTTGATGAGCTACCCAGAAAAAGATCCCCTCTTTGAATATCTATGGCTATACTACTGGGAGTTCCCAAGGCGAAGATACTTATCCCCACTGCGGTAGCCTGGGTATCTCTTGCCTTGACAATCAACCCGCCATAAGTACCATCATAATCTACACTATTCCCTATTACAACATAGGATTCCCCATAGGTAAACTTAATATTGCCGCTATTCTTTGTATTAAGAAGGTTTCCGTTGTCGATAACGAAATCACCTACTTTCCCGGAACTCGCCGTTATGGTGCCTGTAAATTCGCCTGCTGAAGCATGAACTGTCCCCGTGAATTCGCCTGAAGTTGCTACCACTTTCCCTGTGAACTCTCCGCCCGAAGCGTACACTTTGCCCCGAAATTCCCCGGAACTTGCATAGATGGCTCCCCGTACTGTAAGCGACGAAGTAGTCGGTTCGAATACCATCCGGTCGCCTCCCAATACAAAATACCCATCCGAATAAAACCGAAACTTAGCGTCGTTGGCCGCTTTTGCAGAAGTGGCGCCGCCGAACAGTATCGGGTATCGGGATAGATCGGAATACGGGTTAATACCTGATAATCCCGCAACGATATTCGATGCGGAATCGCGGACGCCGACAAACCCTGTAAGCAACAAACCGTCCGATATCTCCGTAGTCATATCCGAAAATGCCGATTTCAGAAATTCCAATTCCGCAACTCTTGCGGCTGCGGCATCGGCAGCATCCTGGGCGGCATCGGAATAGGATTTCAATTCGTTCTGAATAGCCTGATTTGCATCTTCTATGGCTCTCGTGAAATCTTTGTATGCAGCATTGAATTCCGTGTATTGTGCATTCACGTTCCTTACTTCGGCTTCTGATGCTTTGCCGTCCGCAATTGCCGCTGAAATGGCATTCAGAAGACTTACTTTAGCTGCGTCAAACGCACTCTTCTTTGTGGCAAGATCCGTTTTCGCCGAACCTCCCAGATAGGGATTGTTATACAGCTTGCCATAGGCGGCATCGGCTGCGGAGCCCGTCTCGTTGACCGTATTGATATACTTTTCGATGGATGCCGCTTCCGCGCGATCCACAATCCCGTCGGCAAAGGCTTCGTCGGTGAAGTCTTTCATGCTGGCGACGGTGGTGTTCAACGATGCCGCCGCATCTTTAGCCTCTTGGGCTGTTTTTTGCGCTGCATCGAGATTCACGACCGGCGTTTCTATCGACGTCCGGGTGGGAAGATCGCCGGATGAACTTCCGGAATTCCAATGATAACCGGAAGGATGCAATTCAATGAAAGGGAAGCCGGAGGTACGCACCGTGTACCTGCCGCCGCCGCGAACGTATATGTATTCCATCGATATCTCTATCACCTGTCCGATGCTGCCGACGGGCGTACTCTCTGCAAAGCTGTAAGCAAAGGAATGGATATACCTTTTGACGGGTAGCGTGCCCCAGCGGTTCCCGTTCGACTCCCAGGCGCAATTGCATGAGAATCCCTGTGCATGGGTAGCCCAGGGAGGCGTCCCGCTCGCGCCTAATACGGTTCCGATATTAAAAGTCGCTTTATAATCTGTAGCATTGTATAAAGTGAATGTTACCGGATAATAAGTATCCGGATCGAGCGCCGTAGCGTCGATCGTAGTGATCCGGAACTGCCCGGACGAATAGTACTGAATATTTTTCAGCAACGTCGTCTTCGCATCGTAGTACGTTTTGAATCTCGCATTGAAAACCGACCCGGTGATCGTCGAGGTCGTCGTCATATCCGCCAGCAGCGGCGTAATGTATGCGCTCAGGGCATTGTAGACGTTCAGATAATCGGCGGTGCTCAGTTGGATCGTATCGGCCTGGGCTGTGAGGATCGGTTTCTCGCCCTGGATAATATCCCATTCCCGTTTGGCGTCCTGTTTCTCATTAGGGGTCAGCTTGTCGTCGCTGGCGATATCGGCGAGCATGGCGTTCGCCTTGCCTGCGGACTCTTGAGCCGCATCGATCTGGTCTTGCACCTCCTCCACCGAAGGAACCCAGCCGCCGGGGGCCTTGTTACCCTGGACTACCATCATATCGGACACGTCGTAATCTCCGATGGGCGTTACGGCATCCTTATTTTTATTCCAGATACCGACAAAGAAATACTCGATCCCTTCTTTCATCGTGCAGGTAACGACGCTTTTTTCCCCTTTCCCGGCGACCGACCCAATAAAATCGCCGAGGCGGCTGCCGTCGCTTTTTTTCTGGCCGATGAAGATTCGCATCGGGTTATCGATGTTGTTGATAAAGGAGGCCGTGTAGACCTCCCCCGGGTGCACGTTTTTGACCATCATATCCGACTTAGTAAGACAGAAGAGGCTCGTACTACCGGTAATCCGCTTACCGCCGGAAATGAGGTTCGAGATTCCAAACTGTACGGCATCCACCGCTTTGTCCGAGTACTCCTTCTGGTCATTGTCGGATATGGAGTACGCCGTAGCCTTATTGCCCTGCTCCAGCTTGACTCCACACAAATACACCTCATTGTTTCCTGAATGAATTCTAAATAATACTCTGTTATCTCCGCTCGGACTAACAGTTCCCAAAGTTAGGAATGTTACGAAAAAACGCTTCCATTCCGAAGTCAGAACATACCTCATACGAGTATCGACAGCGGAACCGACGGAGGCATCTCCGTTGGTAGCTATAATTCTTTGACTAATTACAGGATGGCAGTAGGTGTGGACATAGCCCTCCCCTTTGGCCCAAAAACTAAGAGTATATTCTTCCGATGGCGTGAACGGTACATTCACCTGCTGGCGAACTTCTGCATAATCGGCGGAAGTCGGAACTTTACAGTATACGACGTTTAGACCTAAATATTGTTCAGACAGAATTTGCCCTTCTCCGCTCCAATGATCGGAAAAATTTTTTGTGCCGTTCAGAATATTCACTCCGCCGATCTGTACGGCATCCACCGCGGCGTCAGCCGCATTTTTTGCCATTGCATCCGCGATGAGATTGGCGAACCGGCTCACTTCCGCGTCATAGTTAGCGAAATAAGTATTGTAACTTGACCGTTGCGCATCGGTCAGGGTCGTATCGGAATCTATATTGACCGCAACCGTCCCGGACAGGAAGTTTTTCAAGGCATTATAGGCGGCGGATAAATCGGCAATCGATACGCCGTATGTCGTCGCATCGTCCTGGTAAGATGCGTATTCTTTGTCGATCTGGGCGACCTTATTGCGTAGCGTGGCCTTTTCTTCTTTGGATATTACGCTATCCGAGGCCATCTGACGCAGCCTGAGTTGGGCGTCATTCACACTTTGCCAGTCGGATTCGGAAGCGGTAGAACCATCGGCTTTATTAGCGTTACTGACATAGATGACTCCCGATGTTTTAATCCATATATCATTTACGCTATACGGAACGGCGGGGGTGCTGTCTCCATAAAACAGCTTAGCTTTCGTTCCGGCCAGTCCCAATGCTTCGCGGGCTTCTGATAGAGCTTGCGCCGCACCGCTATCGGCAACTCGTAGCCATTGGTATGTATTGTTTTGATATGAAAATTTATACCGCTCCGTAACATTTTCCCCGTCAATGACTACAAATCTGTCGTAATAATCCCCGATATGGCGATTCTTTTCCTCGGTGCTCGCCCATTCGTTTGCAGGGGCATTATTGAGCGTAGGCACTTCCGTCCCTTCGTAAGATGTAATCGATCCGTCGATCTGGCTTTGCAAATCCGGGATGATCGTATCGTTAAGCACGTTTACCGCCGTTTGCAATTCCTGCGACAGTTGATACGCCCCCTGTGCAGTAGTGTTGATTGCCGTCTGGATGTATTTATTCGCTTCTTCCAATCGGGTGTTAAATGTGCCGTAAGCCGTGTTGAAGATGTCGTATTTAGAATCCACGTCAGATTTCTCCGTGGGAGTGGCTACGCCGTCCGCCGATGCTGATTGGATCGATGTCAATAGGTTTGCGACAGCCGTGTCGAAAGCGGTTTTCGCCGCGGCAAGATTCGTCTTGGCCGTGCCGGTCAGCAGCGTATTATTATATACGGTGCTGTATGACGTATCGACGCTTTCTTTGGTCTCGTTGACCGTATTGATATACTTTTCGATGGATGCCGCCTCCGCACGATTCACAATCCCGTCGGCAAAGGCTTCGTCGGTGAAGTCTTTCATGCTGGCAACGGTGGTGTTCAGCGCCGCTGCCGCATCTTTAGCGTCTTGGGCTGTATCTTTTGCCGTATCGATATCCTGTTTCACCTCCGGCCACTCCGAAAGATTCTTCAGTCCCGAACTGTTTTTACCGATTATTACGTCGGTATTCATCCTCATTCTCGGTTTGGTATCGCCGGGGGCCTGTTGGAAGGTGATGTAAGTCGCTTCGGGATCATCCAGGTTTCTATCCCCGCAGAACATATCCCCGTATACATACTGATACGCGCGGCCCGTCACGGGATTTACCCCGATCCCGATATAGTTTTTATCCGTCAGGTCGAAGGAGTCTATTTTTGCTAATACCTGTATGGAGCCGCCGTCCCTTGCATCTATTACGATTGCCGATTGGCGGGCGACGTCGGTTCTGTTACCGAACTGCACGATATTGTCCCCTTCCGCGGGAATGCCGCTGCCGTCTTTATCTGTTTTGGAGATATCCACATAATCGTCTCCCACGCCGGTAACGAGTGCCCAAAAATATTTAATGATGCTTTTGTTATCGGCGGAGTAACGTTGGCATCTTGCCTGATCGCCTACGACAATACCGCTATATCTCGTACCGTTCTTGTTGTCATAATAACAGCGATAATAAGTGCTTTCCTCTTGTACGGATGTACATTCGAAGCCTCCGTTCGAAAATACCGTTTCTCCGAGCCTGAAAGACATCTGATTTATGATAAGCTCGTTGAATACCGCTTCTTTGCGAATGATTAGCTTGTCCGCTTCCACGACACTGCTGCCCGTGCTATCCTGATATACGCCCGCACCGGCTCCGCTGATATTTCCCTTGCGGAAATTGGCCGTAGCGAACTTGCCTTTCGCAATAACATCCGCGTCAGATTCGACGTTGCCTTGCGCCGTAACGCTTCCTTTCGCATCTACGTTTCCCCCGGCGGATATATCTCCCCCTGATTCAATATTTCCTCCTACTTGCGCATCCCCGCCAGCGGTCATATCCTGGGCGGCATTTATGTTGCCCGCATTGAAATCAAGGGATTTCCTGCCACCTTTGGGGTGGAAGTCCTCCATACTCCGAAGCGCAGAAAAAACGTTGTAATCGGTGGGGGCCGTGTTGTCGTATCTACTGATAATATAGATGCCTACGCCGGATACAACACCGATTCTTTCCGCATACTGGTTTTCCTTTATGTTGGTTTCGATGCTGCCCAGGCGGGAATAAACCGTATTATCGCCGACGGTATAGGTGGCGATATACTCATTGTACAGCTTCTTTTCAAATCCCTGAATCCGCGACTGACGACCATCAACACCAAAATTGCTGCCTATAAGAAGCACCTTTTGTCCGGCTTCGTAGTTTTTATCGTTTAGCTGGCAATACACGGGATTAGTAGGACAATCATACACGTTGGTATCGCTGCTATTTTTTATCGCCCAAGATTTACCCACTTTCAAAAGATCCTGTTCGGCTTCAGCAATTCTTTCTTTGGGTAATTCTATTCCGGTTAATACCATTGTGTCGCCCACCTCCGGATGCAAGTCTTTGTTGGGAATAATCAAGACATTCCCATCCCCGGAGTTTTCTGTCTTGGCGATGACTTCAAATTTTTTGTTAAATCCGTCTTCAGGTTTCCATTTTTCAGGGTCTATGACGTTATTATCGTTGTCGATAAGGGCTATTTCAAATTCTTGGTCTTTAAGGCTTCCGCTTGTAAATACGCAACGCAGGGTTTCGCCTACGATGGTGTCGGATGGTAAAAACGGCGTATTAGCGCATGTCATTACGTAAGCGTCGAAAGTATCGCTGCTTTCCGATCCTTCCAACTTTCTCTTAATGGTAGTAATATCGGTAATCGTATCGGTGTTTTTAGGATACACATCCTCGAAATACACCACTTTCTCCACAACATCGCCAGAGGCTATATTCTCCCACGCATCAATGTACTGCATCCCATTCGGAAGATGCAGCCGTTTTTCTGAAACGTGATTAGTTACCCCTCCCTGCTGAGTATTACCATAGTCGTTAGGTATGTTTCGAGTCGATCCGAAAACTAAAAACCGAGTTCCGTAATTCGAATCATCCCCTTTTTTGGCCGGGATGGAAGAAACGACTTCTCCGCGCTCGAATCGTTCAGGAGAACCTAATTCCAACTTCCCGAAATAGATCCAAACTTCCGCGCCGTTTTCAATCGTCCACCATTCGACTTCGAAAACTTTAGCGATATTTGCGAGCCCATCCCAGCACGAATCGCCTGCGAATGACACAAGTTTGGTCATTTTATCAAGATCGGCGGGTACGGCTCCCACTTTCCAGTTCGTCCCGCCGAGAAACCGGTTCATATTGTCGGCGATCAGATTCCCAAAGGACGCCAGATCGGTCGTATCGTTAAATGTCGTTTCCGAAACTTCTCCGGCCAACCACTGAACACAACAACGTTTCATGTGATTTTGCTGCGCCCAGAAATTAAGCGTGTATTTATACCCACCCGTATTATTGTCAAATTCGGGTGTCACGTTCGACATGATTTCGAACTTGCGGCCCTTATAGATTATGTATGAACCGCGAGGAAAACTCGTTTGATTTTTTAATGAAAAGGGAAGTTGAATGTAATAATCGCCCATTAGGACGAATTTTATGATCGCATTCTTACTGACGCGAACATCTATAATTTTTATTCCGGAAGGATTATATATAGTCATTTCGTCGTAAAACTTCGTAGCCTGCATCATCACAGGCACACAACAAAGATCAATACATTCGGCACATTATGCAATAGGCCGCAAAACATTTGCTACTAATATTTTTATTGCTTACATTTACATTGAAGAAGAAATAAAAACCATGACAAAAAAAGACGTTATAAAGCTTTTTGAGGACAAGCAAGTGCGTTCCGTGTGGGATTCCGAGGCTGAGAAATGGTACATTTCTATTGTCGATGTGATTGAGGTGCTAACTGATAGTGCAAATCCCCGTCGTTATTGGAGCGATCTCAAAATCAAACTTGAAAAAGAAGGGAGCGAAGTGTACGAGAATATCGTACAGTTGAAAATGGAGGCTCCGGACGGGAAGATGCGCTTAACCGATGTTGCCGATGCCGAACAGCTTTTTAGGCTTATTCAATCTATCCCATCCCCGAAAGCGGAGCCATTCAAACAATGGTTAGCGCAATTAGGACGGGAGCGCCTTGAGGAAATAGATGATCCAGAACAAGGTATTGACCGAATAATGGAGTATTATCATCGCAAAGGATATTCCACCAACTGGATCAATCAGCGATTAAAGTCTATTGAGGTGCGCAAAGAACTTACCGATGAATGGGAGAAGCGGGGAATACAAAAAGGGCGGCAATATGCCATACTCACCGACGTTATTACTAAGGGATGGTCGGGGCTTACTACAAAGCAGTATAAGCAATTCAAAGGGCTGAAAACCGAAAGCTTGCGAGATAATATGACGAACCTTGAATTGGTGCTTAATATGTTGGCAGAAGCATCAACAACCGAGATTTCTAAGAAAGAAGATCCGAAAACATTCGAACAAAGTAAGAATATCGCTCACCGGGGCGGGAAAGTTGCCGGAACAGCCCGCAAGGAACTTGAATTACAAACAGGACAGAGAATCGTCAGTTCGTTGAGTGCGAGAAAAATGCTGAAGAAATAACGATTTCACTCTGCCGTCCTTCTTGTCGGATCTGGCTCACGAAATTTAATCGCTAATTTACAGGCGTGAAGGTGGTAATTCTCAAATTGCGTGGCATTCCTATAAATTAGGTGGTAATATTCTCCAAGATCGGGAATATACAATACTACCATTCCTTTGTGAAGCTCAGACTTGAATCCATTAAGATTCGACAAGAAGGATGCTTTATCGGCCCCGGCAACCAGGAAGGTAAGCGTTAAATCCCGTTCGTCCGAAACAGGGTCTTCAACAATAACCTCTACGCCCGGTTTTAAAGGATCATCGTTTTCAACAAAATCTTTCAGCGGTTCAAACGTAAGAAATTCTTTGTAGCTTCCCGCAACCAATGTTACCCCCAATGATGAAAGGGTAATTCCATTTATCGTGATATCCGAAGTTGCCATATTACAAATTGTCGAGTTTTCTGTTCATGGACGTTAGTGTTTCGTTCATAGTCGGCAACACCCTTGTATAAGACCTGATGTCTGCGACATTGCCGTTAAGCTGAATCATAATATCCCTGATGTCGGTGGTTCTGTTTAGCTGTTCTGCGCTCAGACTTTTCACAAATTCGACCGCCGCAAGGATATTGCCGGTTTTAGCCTGAACGTCCGATAATCTGCCATTCATTTCTTCTCCCTCGTCCTGGGACATGACCTGATATCCTCTTGTTGATGCGGTCTGGGCGGATAGACTCGAAGACTCCCCGATAAAATCGCGAATACCTTCCGTTTGCTCCTTGCTCCAATTGATGATATCCTTCCATTCCTCTCTTAACTTGCTTATTTCGTCAGCAGTAAGGTCAAGTTTGTTATCCTGATCCGTATCCGCATACTGAGCGTATTTTTTATAAAATTCTTGCAACCGAGGCCGTAACTGTTCTATTTTGAATGATTCCAAAAGAGCGTCCCGCATTGCGTCTTCGAGATATTCGCTTGCTTCATCCGATCCGTCTTTTACGTTTTTAAGCCAGGAAATAACGGCGTCCTCCATATCGGAAGTCGTGGTCTGAAAAAGGTCTTTATTGATGTCTTCCTGTGTTTTCTTTAGCTGATCGTCATAATCGATCAATTTATCAATTCCCTGTTGAATCCATTCGGGCAATAACTTCCAAAAGTCTTCATTTTCTTTCAACGCGATAATAGCATCTTTATCACCTGATTGAAGGACTTTCGATATTCGTTTCAATGCCTCATATTCCTCTTGGGTGATTCCTAACACGGATGGCCTCACCTTTTCTCCAAATGAAGATGAAGAAATAACCCTAAGTGCATGAGTAAACTTATCTGCTGCCACTGTGGGAAAATCAGTCAGTGACTGGATCGCCAGATCAATGCCTTTTTGTATAGAGCTTAAAGCTTTCTCCGCATTTTCGAAATATTCCGATCCTCCGGCTGTTTCCAATAAGTCGATGTATCTTTCAACCTGATAGTTGATAGAATCCCACGTCCCCTCAAGTTGCCGATTTTTCTCTGCCTGGATTTCCGCCTGTCGTGCGCTATCATCAAATAATCCGATAATTGTTGTAGCGACATTCATTCCGGCTTGCACCCAAGCCATAATTCCTCCTGGGGTGCTTGCGCCACCCCCTCCGAATCCCTCGAAAACGGTTATCAGGTCATTTGTTAGAGATCCTACCTTACTTATCCCGTCTCCAACTTCATTCCCAAGTATGCCTCCTAAATCTGATGCGATCTGTGTTATTTCAGAAATATTGCTTTTTACGCTCTGGGTAGCCGTTTGAACGTCGGCCCATGCTGATGTAACACCATCTTTGTTTTCTGACTTCAATGCTTTGTGATACCGGTCATAAGCATCTTTTAAAGCTTTGAACGGATTTCGCGTCGTTAATTTCTTGTAGGCATTCTCAATAGACCCCAGTAAAGCCTGTGTATCCTGAATACTAAGATTTGTCGAATTAGCGATTAATTGCCGGGCCTGGTTGATCGCTTCTTGCAATTGGTCTGTCGTCATTCTGTCGAGATCGCCCAATAACTGCTTCCATAGGTCGCTTTGCTCAATAACGGACGCTTCGATGGCGGATATCTGGTCTTTTTCCCATTGTGTTATCTTGGCAATAAGATCAGAACGTCCGTTTTCCGTAGCTACCTGTCGCGCCTTTTCCGCTTTCTCGTGTATTTCTGTTATTTTATCTTCCGCAGTACCATATTCATCTACGATGGCTTTTAAAGTTTTTGTTGTCTCGGCTTGTTTTATCTTTTCCTCAAGTTCCTTTACCTGATCTGGTGTAATGCCACCACCTTCCTTAGCGGTTTCGGCCCACTTTCGAAATCCTTCGTATTCATCTTTAATACTTTGATATTTACGCTCTTCTTCCGACAAGGTGCTATCCGTAATCTGTTTCGATATTTTATTGTACTCTTCAGCATATTTCAGATTAATCGCCGCCTTTGCGTCTACAAGTTTCTGTTCGATATTTATTTGGCGTTCTTTGAATTTTATATCCTCAGAATAATAGGCTTCTTGTAGCTGATGGAGTATTTCCCCAGCAGACCCATCTGAAGAGACACCTGTGGCGATAACGATCTTTTTCGTGTCGGACTTGAGAATATCCGAAGCTCCTTGCAGTTGTCGATAAATATAATCCTCCAATTCCTGAGGCGACAATACGTCACCATTAGGAAGTATAGGTGTAACAAGTAGTTCTATCTCTTTGCCTTCGGCATCTAATATGCCATACTGAGAGCTAAACACGGTTGCGATACCGTCCCCTGCGTCTTCCCATCCCTTTTTAACAAGTTCCGCAGCATCAATGAGCGGACGTGCCAGGAGGCCTGCATTTCCTTTGAATTCGGATGTCATTCGTTGTGCTGCCTCGTTTCGTGCGGAAGATGGGTCTTTATCATATGCTTCGTTCAATAGCTTTCTTTCTTTTTCAATAACTTGCAGTTTTTCCGTAATTTGCATGTCGAGCTCTGCCAATTCTTTTTCTCGACCATCCTTCATAATATCGAGGCGCGACTGCTCAAGAGCGCGGTCGTTTGCGAAGATCAGCTCTGCAAGTTTTTTTTGAGCATCAGAAACGGATTTTACAGTTTTATCAGATGTATTGAATTGCTTTATTTTAGCATCGTATTCAACAATTTGAGCTTCAAGTTTTTTCCATTCTGCGGTACCTTTGAGCGATATATCCATCGCATCGATAGCTCCTTGGGCTTCTTTTTTTAGATTTTCCCAATAAGCTTTATTTTGGACGACGGCCGTGCCTCCTTCTTGTAATTTGGTAATTTGCCCTTGATTCGATGCGATTGTTTTTACGTTTGACTGTTTTTGCTCTTGGAGATAGGCTTCACTTTCGTTGTACGGGATGAATTGACCCTGTGCAGCCTTTCTTCTTGCCTCCTGAATCAGCCGGTCTATTTCCTTGTTTTGTTCGGTAAGTTCATCAATATTGCCCTGGAGCGTGGCTATTTTTACATCTGCCGGGGCTGCTGCCGCCATAGTTTCACGGAACGATTTTAATTGCTTTTCTAACTCATACAATTCGGCGTAATCGTCGCGTTTCCCGATCCATGTATTATGATATTGTTTTTCTCTATTTATTTCAGCAAGTTTATTGTTGTATCTCTCTTCTAAATCACGTTCCTTCCTGGCGTCGTTAATTCGATTTAACTCTTTCGTTAAATCAACCAACGACATCAATTTTATTTGTTCCTCGTCATACTTTTTCAGTAATTCAGGATAGGTCTTTATTAAATCTTCGTAAGCCTTCTGTTTGGAATATGCGGTGCTCACATCATCATTCATTACCGAATGTAAACTCTCGGCCTTGCTTTTCTGCTCGTCGAGTTTTTGGTGGTATTCATCCATCGCGGCATTCACTCTTTTTTGTGCGGCCTCTTGAGCTGAATCCGCCGTGATGAGTTTGTACAGTCCGTAAGTCAAAGCCGCAATAGCCGTTGTGATTAAACCAACCGGGTTGCGAAGCATTGCGACTGTATTTGCCTTTATTGCAACGGTAAGGGCTTTCCACCCTTTCGTTACAAGCGTCATGCGAGCAGCTTCTACGGCTTGGGCAGCCGTTAGTTCTTTGCCAATTTTTAACGCTAATGCTTTTTGCAAAACAGCTTCACGCATAACGACCATATTGACACGCTGTGCTGCAACCGTAAGCATAATAGCCGCCTTGTACGCCCCATAAGTAGCAACTAACGGGACAAGGATGTCGAGTACTTTCTGATAATTCTCAACGAGCGAAATAGTGCCTTGCAACACACCGGCAATAACTCCTTCCTGCGACTTTCCGATATCATTAAACATGGTATCAAGAGCATCGCCGAGGTTGGAAATAAGTCCTGTAATTGTTTTGGATTGTTCTTGCATGAGGTTGTAAAACTGTCCGCCTTCATTGGTCATTCCTTCAATGACCTTCTTTACATCCTCAAAACCGATCTTTCCGGCAGAAACCATTTCGTTAATTTCTTCGGTGGTTTTGCCGTACATTTTAGCCATTTCTTGAAGGACGGGAATACCCGAGCTTGTGAATTGAAGCATATCACGAGCATACAAGCGTCCTTGTACCGCGGTCGTACCGTATAAATAGGTTAATCGCTCCAGCGGCAATCCTAAGCCGGCCGCTACATTACCTAATCGCGTCAACGTTCCGGTGATATCTTCGGCGGCGAACCCATACGCGAGTAATTGACGAGCGCCATCGGCCACTCCTTTCAGGTCAAAGGGTGTTTTTGCCGCCAAATCGACCATTTCGGCCATAAGCGCATCGGCCTTCTCTTTGTTTTGAAGTAATGTTGTAAAGGCAACTTCTAATTGCTGAAATTCACCGCGAGTAGTAGCTATTTGCCTAACCAACCCGGCAAGTGAAACGCCTACCCCGATCTTTCCAAGTGTAGCGGCAAAACGCTGCATCGCATAGTCCATGCGGTCTGCATCTGTTACAACGCTTGTCGTTGCGTTTCTCGCTATATTCCGAAGTTCTCTGAATTTACGAATCGCTTCTTCATTGTCGATGACTGCTGTCAGGTCTATCATAGTATTTCCGTTCTATTTTATTTGCCTCCGGCCATCCGAAGGAATAAATTCATTGATTGCGGGTCGTTTACATCTATCACATCAGGGATGGATGAATTATTATTTTGACCAGGATTATCCGTCTTGCTTTTATAATCCGTTTTAAGGGAATCCTTCATCATCAATTGGGCATTAGCCCAAGATATTTCCCATAAAATGTAGTCGAACGTCCATCCGTATCGGCTTGCGAGTGCGTCTATTTGTCCCCAGATACTTTGCCCTCCGTAGTGGCTATCCGCTTCGCTGCCGTATTCTGGGAAATCGTTACCCGCAGCGTTCTTACCAAGCGAATAGCGTCCGTAAAATCCTCATAATAGGACATGAAAACAATTGCGTAAAGAAGATTGACGCAAGCCTGTGATGTCATAGTAGGAGAATCGAGCAATAGTTGTGTGCGGGCCTCAAACTGCTCATCGATTTCTTTTCGGGTTCGAAGTGTTGCGATAGCGATGATCTCGGCGACTTCTCGCGCTCTTTCGGCGCACACCTTCCACATTTGTTTGACCGGGTCTTCGGCGTTATTGTCCAATAGAATATCAAGGTCGAGAAGACGACGAGTAATCATAGCCAATCGCCCAAGTTGGAGCGGGAATAGACAAAGCGTCACTTCGTTCCCATCCATATCCTCGATACCGAAGGACTCGTTATTACTTGTCAGAACGTTAATCGCTCGCTTATCCGTTACTGATTCTTTAATGTCTGTCATTTCGATAAAGATTTGATCCCGCCCCGGTCTCGCTCCGTGATGCAAGTCGTTAACTTTCCAGCGGGAAAAAGGATTAGACACCCGGAGTTGTCGTATATTCCGGGATCGGGATGGGCCACCATGCCACGCCGCCCTGTTCGGGGGCGAGCACTTCGGCTGATACGGCGATCTGCAAAGGATCGCTCACATTCAACCCACCCGTAAGGGATGCCGTGTATTTAAGGCGGGCAAAAGCTATTGAATATCCCGCCTTTGTGTCGAAAACAAACCCCTTTTCTCCTTCGTACAGTTCGCCCTTTGCAGGCTCATCCGTGCCAAAGTAGAACTCCAGGGTATCGTCGTCGAAATCGGCGATATTCCATGTGAGTTCTTGTGTCCCTGACGACGGGTCCCTTATCACAAAGAAAGGGCTTGACTGTCCTTCCCTGTAAAACTTATTACTCGTGGGAACCGAAAAGTTTGTACTAACACCGCCATTGTATGGCTGCGTAATAAGTGTATAAGCTTTAATGAGGTTGGTGGCTCCTTCATCTTGCACGCCTTTCGGAAGCGGGGCTCCCGAATGAACTGATGCCAGTCCTACTAATTGACTCATAATTTTAGTATTTTTTAAATTGAACTTTAATGCTTGAAAAAGTGTAGGAGACATTCTCCTCACTGATGATAGATTCGTCGCTCACATCAAAGAACCAGCGTTTATCAAAGGGATAATTACCTATGGATTCAAAGGCAATCCGCGTTAGTTCATTCAGACGATTGCGATTCGGGAAGCGCTGTTCTTCACGGTTAATTGTGGGAGTGTCGTCAGGAACGTAAATATTTACGATTACCGTCGCCACTTGGGAATCGCCGATAACGTTCGTCAACGAAGTCATTACCACAAATTCACCGGAAGGATTATTAGGGTAATGATCGGCGTACATCGTTGGAATGGCTTTCCCTAACGACGAGTCACGAATGCGATCCCAAACGAGTTTGAATATTTCCGTAGAAGTCAGATTCATTACCTTTTTGATTTTAAGAATCGTGCGAACTCCGCTTTGAGCTTTTCAGCGGTGGCCTCCACCCAATCCCCGGAACCTTGCAATACATCGAAACCTTTTGCTTCTACACACCTGGCGTACTCCATACCGGCAACCCATACGAGATAGGTTTTGTTGGCAGGAAGTTCGCACGCGACTTGAAGAGCATAAGAACGGGCTTTCTGCTGGGCTTCGGCATAACCGTTACCATTGCTAAAATCATCCATTACGACATTACCGTACTGAACTACTACATAGCCAATAGAGTGGCGAAGGTTGGATGTTCGATCGGTATAGCTACCGTGTTCGATGGCGTATTTTACCACTCGTTCGCCGAGTGCTGAAAGCCACTCGACCGCTTTCCGGTCATACTCTTTCTTAGCTCGGACAAATTCGAGTTCCACCTCGCGCCAGTTCGTGCATTTCAGAGCCATAATCTCGTGTCTTCGTAACGTTGTCCACTTTTGTAAAACCCCTGTACCGGATACGACTTTCCCTTACCGTCCTCGGTTCTGTGTGCATGATCGAAAATGTTGATTCCTCGACTGTCGAAAATGCACACCTGCGTTCCGAGTTTGATGGGCGGCGTATTTGCCGGCATCGTAACCTCGAATGAGTATAGGAAGGCCTGTCCGTTTTCGCCTCGTACTTCGCGGGCCTGTCCGTTTTGGCGGGCATTGCAACGTCCGAGAACTCGCCATTCTCCTTTCCCTTCGATCCATCCAGGCGAACCGTCAGGATTAGGTACAGCGTCTTCCTCATACCATATTTCGAGTGTGTAGGGATATCGGATCATCAGTATGGTAAAAACTCGATTGTTGGAGTTGCATTGAACTCGTCCGCAATATCGGTTAGGCCATTATCCTTTGCTATGTCGTGGATTCGACGGCGTAATTCATCGGTATCATAACCGAGCGAATAGCCGCCATTACTTTCAGAAGAAAGGACGATAAGCTGTTTCAGAACATCAATCGATGCTTTTGCGACAGACACCTTATTGCCGGTTGCATATTCATCTTCTGTTTTCAGTTCTGCGTCTAAACATGCGACAGCGATCAGGCTATCGTCTACGTTGTAAGGATAGAGCCTTGCCGATATTGCTTCGAAGTTCGTCATCGTCGGATTGTTTAACCGTTCATCGTAGAGAGATCGAAAATGGCGATCTTGTTAGGCGCTGTGAAATTCGGAATCCACTCTGCTTCGTACTCCATAAAGCGCCCTTCATCGGTTCGCCAGTTAGATATCCACATACCACCTTCCAATCGTGTGTAGGCTTTGTTAGGCACGGGGTCGGATATTTCATAAGGCTCATGCCACATCATTTTCCCGATCTTATCTTGTGGGAGCAGGGTAATACGATCCTCTTTAAATGTCAAAACCGACCCCTTCCCATCCGGTGTTCCTACCATATCGTCTATGATACGAATGGGTGGCAAGCCTATGCCCGAGAACACTTGATTGGTCATCGTGTCGGTAATTAGGCCTCCGGCCATAGCCATTTGAGCGCCACTCAAAATCATTTTGTAGGTATTCTGGAATTCTTTTGCACCTACAATATTCTTAGTGAAAGTAGAGCGAGTCATTTCCATTACAGAGAATCGTCCCATAGTCGGACGCATTGCTTCGATCTGGGTTTTCAGATAGGTGATGAAATTATCCTTATCGGCGGGGGTCGGCGTTACTCTTTTTACCGGAAGCTCCATTTCAAGCAGAGCGATACCCAACGGATTATCCTCCATCGTTACCGAAGCCTTACCATCCGAACGGAGATCACCGACAACAAGGTCCATGCGCTTGTGTGGAGCAAGGCGAACATTTCGAACATCATCCACGATATAGTCGATAATCGCATTCATGGCGGACACCTGATCCGCGGGCTTCGCTGCATTGAATTTGTCGATAAGCGACTTAATCATATCCAGACGGTCTTTGTCCATTTGGTAACGGTTACCCAAATGAGCGACCTCTCCATAACCGCTACCCAGCGATTTACGTTCTCGCAAAGGTTTGTTGGAATTTCTGTCGATGATTGAGCCGGGTGTAACACCAGTAACTGTACCGAGATAGGTTTTGAATACTCGGGATTTGGTTTCTTCGAAATCGAGATAACGCTTCCAGAAGATTTCATCCTGTTGTGTCGCCATTGTGCGGTCAATAACCGCTTTGACGACATCGGCATTATTGAAAAGAATTTCAAGTGTCAGTTTCATTGTCGTCATGGTTTAGATGGTGAAAAGGAATCGAGACGTAAGGGTCTCTTTGTCTTTGTCGGAGATCGGAACGTATAGCTTCGATTCCCGCACCTCATAGGCCTGTCCGATGGCCGTAACCGTTGCGCCGGGTTCCACCTTCGTTACGGCATAATTGAGGAAATTGGCGGTGGCTTTCGGGGCTGTGCCGTCTGCGGTCGCTGCCTCGAAAAGAACCGTACCTGCTTCTGCGGCGAGAGCCGCGCTCATCGTCAGTTCATCGTAGTCCGCGTTGGTAGTACTGATACTTGAAACGGTTGCGCCGTTCGTCCCATCGCCGAGATGCATACCCTTGTAAGCAAGGGAACCCTTTGCGATTTTTATTTTCGTACTCGTAGTCACCTTCTCGACCACTTTGACATTTTTTACCGCGGAAGCCTTGCGCGTCGTTAGGTTGACGTACAAAGGGGTCAGCGGCATTAGCAGTGTCCCTTCGGGAATATTCGCATCCTCGAAGTTGAAACCGCCCGAAAGACGATAAACTGTATCGAACCGACACAATTCCTTCAGCACGTCTCCCGGGGTTAAATCATACTTAAATCCTGCTGGCATTTTTTACTTGTTTTGAGATTTAACAATTTGCTCTGTGCCCGTGTTAATCAGTTTGGCGATGTCATTCCCGTTATCGGTCATGCCTCCACCCTGCGCGGGCGGCTCGGAAAACTCGAAACCTGCGTCGATCATGTCCTGCTTTACATCTTTGAAATACTCGTCGAGATTTGCATCCTGAGCGATGTTCAGTTTTGCGGCGAATTTTTCGGGGATTCCGAATTCTTTTGCTTTCGTTGCAATCATGGCGCTTCTCTGCGCTGCCAACTGAGCCTGTTGCAGTGCAGTGCGAGTTTCCTCCCTGAGTTTTTCCAAGAGTTCATCTCTGAGCGCCTCGACATCGAAAGGCTGATTGATGGGTTCGGTTTTGGCCTGTTCGCCCCCGGTAACAGGTGCCGCCTTTTTCAATTCCTCTAACTGCAATTGCAGCGCGGATTTCTCCGTGCGTACTTTGTCGATGTCGGATTGGAATGCTTTCAGCAGCGGTTCGACCCCGCTAATAGCGGTTTCTATTTGTGCTTCGTCGGTGATGGTTTTTTCCAGATAAAGGGCAACCCCGTCAAAAGCCCTTTGCCCGAAGCCCAAGTTGGAATACTTGTTCTTCAAGTTTTCGAGAATCTTCTCTTTCATGTTCTTCCGTTCTATATGGTTTAGGATAAATCATCATATCCGCAACAAAAAAATGGGCCGCCGACTTTCGCCAGCAGGCCCAATTCCCACACGTAAATAAGTCCTTCCGTTAGTGCCTGTGGCTTATATCATCATAAGCACTTCAAAGGTCTGCACGTTCGGCACATTATCCAATAGGTAGAGCGAAAAAGATAAAAAAATCATCTCATAAGCAAAACTTATGGCCATATAATTATTATAATATTTATTAATTTGCGGGGGGGGGGATTTTTATCATTATATTTGTATTTCAATTTCTTAAACCTATTAAAATTTACGTTATGAAAAAGATGTTACTTTTATTTGCGGCAGGTTGTACACTGTTATTCACCGGATGTTCTAAAGATGATAAGGATGGTGGGGCTAACTTATCATTAAATGAGACTAACATATCTTTACATCACGAGCAAACAAAACAATTAAAAGCTTCTGATGCAGTTACATGGAGTTCAGAAAGCAATTTTGTTGCTACCGTGAATGCAAGCGGTCTTGTTGAAGGGAATCACGTTGGCAAAACCCATATCGTTGCCACAAAAAATTCGGATAATGTAAAATGCGTGGTAGAGGTAACGCCGATGTACAGCACTTTTACCGAACCCCTTTTCGATTTTGGAGCGAGTGTAGACCAAATAAAATCAAAAGAAAAGAGATCATTCCAATATGCAAAAGATAACGGTATTTTGTTCAAAGGAGGCAAGAGTTCTGAAGTTGCTGTAATGTACTTATTTGAAAACAGTAAGATGGTTTGTTCGGCAATATCCATATCGTATTTATATGCAGAGGAAGCCATAAAATTTATAGCAGAGAGATATCAGCCTATTGTGAAAGAGGGATATGATTATTATTTTGTCAATAATGATCTGGATAAAAGTACTATGCTTATTGCAATAAGCTTGGATAGCTTGGATGATTCCATGCTTATCATGTACACAGAAGCGTCTGCAAAAGGCAAGGCGCTATCGGATGGGGGCGAAATGCAGTACGAAAATTACTTTAGAGAGATAATGAATAGTCAAATGTCGGATAATTAATATATTAATAAATGAAAAAACTAATATTGATAGCAATTGTTGCTTTGGGGACATTCGGCTGCGCCTCTTATCGTCAAATAACATACATTGGCGATTTTAGGAAGTACACCGATGAAAATTTTGTGGTCTCAGTTGTGGCAACCGGGTATGAATACGATCCTGTCGGGGAAGTAGTTATGAAATTCTCAGCGGGGAGGAAGCCTGGTTATATTCGCCCTGGCTATAATCCTACGAGCCGCCGCGCGTCGTTACCAAAAAATTTCTTTGTACCGACTTATGAATTTATGCTGGATGAATTGGTTAAGGAAGCGAAATCACTTGGCGCAACCGGGTTGCTCAATCTTAGAATAAACGAGGTGAAAAAATCAAAGTCCAGTACTTACTATACGGCTTCTGGATTTGCAGTAAAGATCAAGAAGTAATAGAGTGATCGACAAAAGAAAAGCCGGGGATTATTCCCGGCTTTTTCTTTATCCACCACCAAGCTAAATACTTATCGCTTATGCTAAGGCAGGGCAACGAATCGCTATCGAAAAAATCAATTTTTGTTTGATATTTAAAAAATCATTCTTATATTTGTAGTGAACTTCATTTGACAGGCGTGCGATAGCTCGCCGAATTGCGCGGGCATTTTTTATGCTTGCTTCTTAGATATACGGTTACGAACCCCCGTGTGATGTGGTTAATGCCCTCACTGCCTGTCAAGGTGAAGTTCAACGGGAAAGGCGTAACCGTTTTTTCTTGCGCCTACAAAAAAGAACTTCATAATGAAAACAATCGCAAAACAATGCGCATTCCGCCACGTCTCGTGTGGTATTGCGTTCGAACGACTGACAGACACCCTGTCCGCCTACAAAGTTTCCAAACAAGGCAACGAATCCCTGCTGTGCATCAAAGGAAGCATTGACGAAATCACACTTACACTCAGTGAGGCAAAAATGCTTCTTGAATCCCTATCCCGTCTCATCGAAGATCGCACCATTACCGGTTCACAACCGGTCTACAACTTCAGAGAATGCGTTAACGCTGGTAGAATCGTTAAAAGGGGGTAGACATGAAAACATCTGATTTGCGGGACATTATGCGTATAGCTTGGCAACTTGTACGTAAAAATGGCTTCACAATGTCCGAAGCCCTGAAAACCGCTTGGCTTAATTTCAAACTCAAGATGAAAATGAGATACGGAATCGTCAAGTTCTACTACCAGAAAATATCCGGTGAGATTCGTGAGGCATACGGCACTTTGCGCGCCGATCTTATGCCTCAGACAAAAGGCGCGGATCGCAAGTCCAATCCTACTGTTCAGGTCTATTATGATTCGGAACGCGAGGGATACCGCTGTTTCAAGATTGCCAACCTTGTAAAAATCGCGTAGCCATGAACACACAGATATTTCAGTATAACAATAATCCGGTGACCTTCCGGATGGATAACGGCCTTACCTATGTATCGGCCACTGAAATGGCAAAACCGTTCGGCAAGCGGCCAAATGATTATTTATCGTTACCATCTACAAATGAATTAGTTAAGGCCATTACCAGAAAATCTGGTATTGCTGAAAATCAACTAATTAAAATAACTCGCGGTGGTCTTAATCCCGCCACCTGGCTCCACGAAGACGTAGCCCTTGATTTTGCACAATGGTTGAGTGTAGATTTTCGTCTTTGGTGTCTTGACAGGCTCAAAGAACTGCTGAAGTACGGCATCACAGCCACACAGCCGACCATAGAGACTATCATTGACGATCCGGATAATGCGATCAAGTTGCTTACGGCGTTGAAGCAAGAGCGGGCCGAGCGTCAACGCTTGGCCGAGCAGAACGAACTACATAAACAACAGCTTGAAATGGCGGCTCCTAAAGTTCAGTATTACGATACCGTCCTGATGAGTGAAAGCACGTACAACACTAATAATATTGCGAAGGAGTTCGGCATGTCCGCAAGGACTCTGAATAGCATATTGCAGTCGAAAGGCGTGCAATACCGACAGGGTGGTCAGTGGTTGTTGTATCACAAGTACCAGAACCGGGGATTCACTAAGACGCATACGTATGCTTTTACCCGCCTGGACGGATCTACCGGGACATCCATCCAGACAGTGTGGACTGAGGCTGGGCGAAAGTTCATTCACGAACTATTAGGAGGGATACAGGGTGGGAGAGTATGATTTCACAGTTACCGACGTGCTTAAAAGGCTGTCGGAAGATCAACAGTTCAGGGAGCAATTTCTATTGCTGATCGACGAATTGATAAGACTATTGAGGCTACCCGCAGATAATGCGAATTGAATAATGACAGGGAGGAATTTAGCCTCCCTGTTTTTGTAAAACATTCACATATTTTTTGTTCTCTTTTATCCAATACGGAAGTTTACCCCGTTTTGCCGCATCAAGAATACGATCCTCATTTTCATTAAGCCAATCATTGTAACCTGATGGCGTATCTTTGACCTCGTTTTCGGGCTTCTCCCACCAATCTTTATTTGCCTCCTCGTTAGCAAGGATGGGTACGGCATAACAACGGCAGTTCGGATGCCATCCGATGAACTTAAATGTTTTCGGATACCTTCCTTCCATCCGGTCGCAAATCTCCAAAGGCGCACGTCCTTTTTTAAAGCGCGGATACCAGTATTTTGCCAACCATGTAGCATGTGATTTGGATGTTTTAATATCGATGCCTACGACAAAATCAAACTGCTGCCACCGGATGTAATCGGATTCCCTGTATGCCGTATTTATGACCGAGCGAGTCATTCTAATTGCGTTCTGGTACGATGACCGGTAAACCCCTTGCCCGGGATGATATGTTTGGGCATTTTTCGACAATACGAGATTCCCGAATTTATCGCGCACCCGGCGAAACAGTCGATCTGGTTCGTTCAAATATTGGCGAACGTCTTGACTCATACGTGCCGCGCTACGGCCTTCGCTCAAACCTGCCGACAGAGTTAGTTCGATCTGCTCTTTGAATTGAGTTGTGTATTTCCAGACCCTATCCGACAAGGTGTGCCCGTAAAACTTTTGCCTTCTGAAAGCCTCTAAGGACTTTTGATTATGTTGTATATAAGCCTTTTTAGGGGAGTCTGTAAGAGATAGAACCCATTCGTCATTCTTGGTATTTGCAAACGCCCATTCGGAAGCAATGCCCCCTGTGATGATTCCGTACAACTGCGATTTAAAGTTCGTCAGAATAGCATTCGCATTTTCGCTCGACTGTTTTGACGACGAGAAGGAGAATAATTTTCCTTGTCCCGGGTTATAATCGTATTTTGCGCCTAATTGCAATAATTCGACCGCCGCAATACCATAGAGGGCATCGATATTGCCAACATATTCAGCAATATGATCCTTGTGCTCTTTTTCCCACTTTTGATGGTCGAATTTATCGCGTGCCAAATCTTAAAGTTTAAAATGATGGCTCTATAAGGTTGTTCATGGATTTAGCCGCCCGTTCTTCCTCTATCTGCCTTACTTCATCGTCAACATTGTCAACAAGACTCACCAACGCAACTCCCGTTTTAAGTGATGCGACAGGCATTCCACAGGCATCGGTCGCATTCTTGATTTTCTCAGCCATGTCGTCAATAGTGAAAGGCTGTATCTCTGTTTCGATGTCAATAGTCTGTGAGGCTTGCATATATTCCGCATTGAGCGAGCCGATAGCGGATACAAGGAAGTTGTATCGCCGCTGGATATGCTCGCCGATAACCTCTGCGTGATTGTCAATTGCAAGGTTTGTACCCATAAAAAGAAACTGGAAAGCACGGCCGGACGGGACATCACCCAGCCCCTTTAAGGCCTCAAGGGAAAGTTGCGGCGTGTTAGTAAGCTGATAGGCCTTATTCCAGAGGCTATCCAGTTCCAGTCGTACAGCGTCGCTGGCTTGATCCCAGTTCAAATAATACACTTTACCCCCATTGGTGATCTTTATGAGACGATTTTTGCCTGACTGTTGCGGAGTGCCATGTATTTCGCCTTCGAGTATTAAATATGGGAAAAAACAACGATCAATGCAGTCCGCGAAGTTCGACATAAGTCGTTCCAATCGTTCCCGAATGGGCTTAATGTTATGACAAAGCGGTTTTGAACGCCACGAGTAAATAGTAGGATTTTTATCGAACCCATGTCTAAATTCACTAACCTTTACCCAATCTGCATCCATGCGCCATTTATACACTTTATCATCGGTTACGGTCATAAAAAACAGGGTTTCCGTGCCGTCAATATCTTTCACTGAGTATTCACGGCTCAATGCAAGATAGTCGCCGGTGTCATCGAAAAACGGGTATAATTTATCCCCCCTGAATGGAGACCATATGGTACACCGAAGCTTAAATTGTGGCGTAATTGTGCCTCCGAATGCCTTTTTTACCCGTGTAAGAATCTTGCGCCAGAAACCCGCATCTTTAACAACATACCAATACTCGGCAACCTCTGTTTCGGAAAGCCATGAGCGGACAATTCGTTTATTATTATACCGCATCTTATTTTTGCGGTTAACGCTGTCAATTATGGATAGCAATTCCTGTTCTTGGTCATTGTTAGGCTTGCAGTTTACTTTTGGATCATTACCCACTGTCCATGCGGTGTGTATATTGGTAATGTCTTGCTCCAATGGTAACATAATCCTATTCGTGGGATTAATGTCGTCTTTTTTGTAAGTGGGGGGAATCGTTTTACCCGTTTTAGGATCTTGTCGAGATTCTTCTACGATTACCTTGTTGTCGGGACGAATGTTTTCGTCCATGACTTCATGTTTATTAGGGTCCCAATCATTATAAAGAGCCTGCACATCAGGCAAAGGCGTGCGGCGATACTTGAGATAATAGATTTTTTCAGCCTCCGAAGGGAGGGCGAGTATTTCCTCCAATGTTTTCATGTCGTTTCGTCGGTTTTGGTGTCCTGCATCCACGCAGGATTATCAGTAATTAAAAATATCCTTCGTAACTCTTCGGTTGTAGAATCTTTCCCAATATTTTCCCTAAAACATAATACCGGCAACCATCAATTGCATGGTCTGCTTGTCCGTCTGCCGGGCGATTTATTGGATGTCCGTCTTTGTCTTTATCCCAAACGTAATTTCTAAATTCATTCAAAAGGTTATATGACCGTTCCGTGACATATATTTCCATTTCAAGCATCTTTTCGATACCGGCAATGATAGATGGGCCGCTTTTGTCTACCGGATAAATACTTATTCCAGCATTGGCGATCTCATCCACGAGCCTCGGATCTGCTGATTCCGACATGACTTGTAAATGCGGATATTTCTTTAACTCTGCAATAATATCTCGTGTCAGCATGTGCGTTTTATAACATAATTCGTCGAAATAAATTGCATTGCCGATAGTTCCACATTTCACCATTGCCGTAGGATCATTCGTATATCCGAAATCTTGTCCGATGGCAACGTTTTCACACCATTGAGGGAATACTTTAACCGTATTTATTTTTTTGAAGATTGCGCCCTCGGCAACATCTGCCCAACGCCCAATAACAACATGGGCATACTTTTCTGGGTTCTCGCGTTTCATGTTCTCCACCTCGCGAATAAATTCTTCGGATAGATTTTCAAGATTATCAAGATAGGTCGTGTGGATATGCAGGACGTTAGGATGAGTGCTAATTTGCACATCCACTCCGTCGATATTGACGAGCCGATGTGTTTTCTCGATGTATTTTTTGTAAATGAAATGATTGGAGTCGGTCGGGTTCATAATAATGATAACCCGGTTCTGAATCCCTTTCTGTCGAATCGAGAGCACGAGCTTATCAAAGTCTGCCTCGCTCGTCCATTCTTCAGCCTCATCACACACGAATGTCGTAATACCTTGAATAGACTTTAGCTTTGCAGTCTGATTCCCTGACGATGTCTTGATTCCCCGGAACAACACGCGGCTACCTGACACCACGTTTTCGATATCTGTTTTTGTAATGTTAAAAAATTCTCTTGTTCCGTCTGCATCTATCTTCTCGGTAAATTCTGGAATGACCGAAATGGCTGCTGAAGCCATCGTGTAACGACAATACAGGGTTACGTGCCCCACCTCAAACGACAGCCGCTCAATAAAGGTCCCGGCATTGAAAGATTTTCCGGAACCTCGCCCCCCGGTTAGCAGAATAATGAAGTGCTCGGTATCTTCATATAATGGCAAATATATATCCTGTGGCTCAATCATTTCTTTTGCAGGCGATCTTTAACCCATTCTCGAATATTTATGGAGCCTTTCATATTAACATCGGCTTCCACCTCTTGTCTCTCCACATACCCACGCTTCTTACCTCGTGTTTTTAGAGTAAATATGATCGACGTTTCGGACGGCCTTTCAATCCATCCAGCAAAACGCTTTTCCCCATTTTCGTCCGTCTCTATGGCTGGAACGCCAGCCACCAGCTTGCGCAGGTTGCTTTCGGCCAAATCGACAAACCGTTCTCGGGAATCTTCGAGAGCTTGAGAAAAGTCCGGATCATCTTTGCACCATGTGTAGACGGTATTTCGCTCCACCCCAATATTCGCGGCGATGTCTGACAGGATACCACCGCAAGCATTAGCGACTTTCCTAAAAACTTCAAGATTAGGCTTTTTGTGTACAGGCATTTTTTACAGTGTCATTTATTGTAACTTATTCCACCCGTTCAACCATATCCGAAAACATCTCGCCGGGGATAATCTTATCGTCTGGCCCGAACCCGAACCGAAGCATGAACGATGACTTCGCCCGGTAGGATTTGAAATTGAGCATCACATATGATTCGATGTCTTCGGCTTTTTGCTCTGCCTGTTGCCGGATTTGTTCTTTCATCTCTTTTACGGCTGCCTTGCGTTCCTCAAATGGTCGTTGTATCTCCTCGAAATCATCCAACGTATCAGACAGCCCAGAATTCACCTCGTCTTGCATGACAGATATACCATAAATATTCATATCGGCTTCGGAAAGACCTGCCGCCTGGTAATCGATTTCCGGTACAAGTACTTTCATCTTCTCCATGTCGAACTCGCCCATTGCAGACGGGGAGTTCATGAAGATATTTTGTTCTCGCTCGGTCTTGTCGTCCAACTCTACGGCCTCTACTTTGATTTCGTAGTCTGTGTTGGGTGTCCCATCATATCCGTTGATTATGTCAAGCGTCTGTACACGCTTGTGTCCAGATACAAGAAAAGACGATAAGCGATTCCATACGATACCTCCCAAATAACCGACTACCTTGAAGTTCTTCTTGAGTTTTTTTACTACTTCAGGATCGTCCTTACGTGGATTGTAGGGTGCGAAATTGATTTGCGACCGATTAATTACAATCGTTTCGCTCTGCTTGTACTTTAGCTTGGATTGCTGTTTTTTCGGCGTCATATCGTAAAAGAATGTTGCGTGCTAACGGCCACACGCAGTATATTTTATCAAGGTCTTGCGGATAATGCCGGCGCAAATAATCGAAGATCTCCGGCGAAAATGTCAAACCTTGCGATTTGTTTTTGTTGTAGGATATAGGCTCGGGCAGTTTCTTGGCCTTGATATAGGCCATTACATCCGACTTCTTCCACTTGGAGAGAGGATATACCTTGTTTGTGTTGCTTATGGCTTCGTTCTCGTATCCGCGTAGCATAAGACAGCGATTCATGCTGTCCGACTGTTTCATCCCGTAGAAAGAGTAAGATATCCCCGTTTTCATTCGAATGGATTCATCAACGTCTTTCAACGATAACAGCCTTACATTTGGATTGGGGATGCAATATAACCCACAACGGAGAACGCGCGTCAGCGTCCAGTGGGGGACTTGCAGGATGGTAACGTTGGAATAATGAGTTTTGACCGCTCGTAGATAGTTGTCGATATGGTCGAGACCCTTGACGAAATACATGAACACGCAAACAATCTCTTTGAAGTGCGGAGCCATCAAGTCGAGCAAAACTTCACTGTCTTTGCCGCAAGAATAAAAAAGGATTGCCCTGTCCGTTTTTTGACGGACAGAAGCAATCACTTTGTTTGCATGGTCTATCGGCATCATAACTAACCTGTCGCCATGCCAAAGGCGGCGCGAATGTCGCGTGCACGACCGGCACGATTCGTCGCGCGGCCGCCTACTGTACGGTACCGAACTCGGCTAACGCCGGTCGCCCTGTTGATTCGATTTCTTACTGAATTTCGAGTGCAGCAATGATTTTATGGGTTTAACAATTTATTTTCTCAATTACCTTACCGAGATGGTAGTCTATCTCGGTCATGTTGTATTCGTTGCCGTTGTGCTCGTACACAATCGGCTCTTTCGTCTCTTCATCGCATACGTCGATCAACTCGGCGCCTTTAACTTCGACAAGAGCGCCGGGGCGGTTGGTTGCGTAACCTACCCAGAACTGAATCGCGTCGTAGTGATTGATAACTGTATCGACCCCTTTTTCACTATCCCATGCCGATTCGGGCACGTCGCTGTCTTTCTTGTAGACTTTGCCCGTATTGTTGTCTCGATACGAAATATACTTCGTGTTAGTCGGACGTACTTCGCGGGTCTCGACCTTCTTTTTGCCCGACAAAATAGCGTCGAACCACTTTTGTTTGATGATAAGCGTTAAAATATTCATAATCTTTTAACTTTTGTAGCGGGGATAAGATTCGAACTTATAATCTGCTGGGACACTAACCCGCCATGTTACCATTACACTACCCCGCATATGAGTTACTGCAAAGATTGTAACGTTCGGCGCATTATGCAAATGTTTCTGAAAAATTAATGACTTGCTGTTCACTCAACAAATTCAATCGCTTGAAGTACGGCATATCTGCCACGCATGTGCATCATAAATCAATAATTACATGTTGATAATTGTGTATTCATAACGAGTGCGCACCCCGTCACGGTCGGTGCGAATATCGCCATTTTCAAAAATGTCAATAACTGTTGCAGTCACTCGCTCGGTGCCCATAATATATTCAACGGTATCACCTTCTTTAATATTAGGTCGTGTCTGTGTGGTCATGTTATCTTTCATAATTGCAAACTTTTTGTTGTTATTTAACAATGCAAAGCAAACAATAATTATTCAAACATACAAATGTTTTGACAACTTTTTTTATCTATTGCGGGTAATTTGTATACCTTTTGTTTAATTTGTATATTTGCCGAGTGAAATAATAGGTTTACAATTATGGATAATGAGTTCAGAATAGCTGAAATTCTCAAAGAGAGACGAATTACGCAAACGGATTTAGCCGACCGGATTGGAATTTCTCGTGTCGGATTATCAAAAGCAATCAACGGGAATACAACAATAGCGACCCTTCGGAAGATCGCTACTGCCCTTGACGTATCGGTTTCGGAACTTTTTGAAAAAAAAGGTGATTTCGTGGCATTTATTCGTCGTCAGGGGAAAACCCACACCTTCGACAATGAAAAGGCCCTAATCGACTATGCGGATGGGTTAAAAGAGAAATTATAATCAATAGGTGTCGTTATGTCGCTCGTATTGCAAATGCCATACAATCGATGGCAGAGAAAACGCGCATCCCTGAACTTATCACACATTTGGAGAAAAGGGTTGCGGGGGTAAAATACCCCCGCAATTACCCCTCTAAAACCTGAAGCAGTTCCTCTTTTATCTGTTCGAATTTAGGCTGGGATAATTCTGATTCCAGGTCTTTGAGCAGTTCTTTTATTTTCCGCTCGCGGTCAAGTTTATGATATGTGGGGCACCTATTATCAGTCGTCGAAATAGTCCCATACTTTTCCTTCTCCATAATCTTCGTCTTTAAACCAGAAGGTGATAGCGGTTTCAATAATCTTCTCCTTGAAATTATCCGGGAACCACGTCTTGTACAATTTACAGAAGTCATGGTAACTGGCATTCATAGCTACATACACATCATAGATGTTATACGATGAAGGGATAGATGATTTATGTCTGGATGCAATTTCCTGCACTTCTTCCAGACTCCATACTTCCCCGGCGTATTTCTTGCCGTCAGATCCGGTATGATACATTTCGGCCACCTGCCATTTGGCAAATTCTCCGTTGAAGTGAGGCCCGCAAAATATTTCGTGCTGCCGTTTGAGAAAGTCGCAATATTTTTCATAATCCGTTTTGGATATTTCCTCAAACATCTCATCCATAAGCAATATGCTTTCCCACATCTTGGTTTCATTGCTGCGTCCTTCCGATTTGTAGGACTTCAGCATGTCTTGTAATCTTCCCATTATTTCGCAAGTATTAAGTCTTTAAATTCCATGATATCGGCCGAAGTTAGTTTAACGGCTCCTGTGTTGCCTACGAGCATGGACACAAGAAAGTTATCCGGAAGCTTCGCCACGATTTCCCCGCCGCCGATAGCTATATCCATTCCCATGATTTTCTTATGGGATACCGGCAATTCCTGAAACATTTTAATCCCTTCATCGAAGAAATCGCCTACGTCAAGATTCCCCTCCTTATCTGTAAAAAACAGCATGAAATTGTCGATCTTATCTTCATACTTTGAGATTAGATTATCCATACCCTGTTTTAGTCTCGGAGCAATAACCGACATTCTCGGATTGGATGCCGTCATGGACTCGATCTTGTCGTTGATCCATAATTTGGCTGAGGATATTACCTGTTCTTTTGCTGTCATTTCGTTTTAGGTTTAGCGTTCAACTTATTTTTAAGTTCGTCGATCTCTTTGGCCTGGGCCTCCACCTGAATTTTCAAAGCCTCGATGTCGGCCAGCATTTTTCTCGTTAAGTAATCCATCTTTATTTCTTTTTAGCTTTCATTTTGAGAAATTCCGCATAAGTCATGTCGGAATGATGTTCCGTATATTCCCTGAATAGCTCCATATTCTTACTGGCTTCTTCATGCGCGCTCTTCCTTAGCCGCCGAACCAATGTCAGGTGTTTTTCAAGGATGTTTTTTCCTTCGGGACTGCTCTCTACGATAGGGCGCATTATCTTCATAAACTCCCGGTTAAGGATCGATTGGACGGCATTGTTGCTCTGTTGGTATTCCTCGTTCTTATTTAATGCCGAAATCTCGCTATCGGTCAATGAATCGACTTCCTTGTCGATCTCGTCCCATATCGGAGACTTTGAAATGCGTGGGGCCTGTTGCACCAATTGCTGTTTGGCGGCCTCCAGTTGCGCTATCTGTTGGTTGTAGTCGATTTGATACTGATTTTGTAGTGGATTGCCCCCCAAAAGAGGATCGGAACCCAAAAAAATATTGTTATTCATCGCTATTTTTATTGAGAAAAAATGGTGACGGGATATACCCGTCACCTGAAAAAGTTACGCCGTAGGAGCAGACTGCGAGCAAGCGCACGGATTGTAAGACGGAAGACCGGTTACAGTCGGAGTGCTCGGAAGAACTACCTCCCCGGAAATCATCCGGCATGTACGCCGCCACAGATTGAAATCGGCATCCTTACGGGCGTCGTTGATCTCGCACTGGATGAGCTTGTCCTGATAGGGCCGAACGGCAGCGCCGATGGCTACCTGGGTTCTCAGTTCGTCGATCTGGGCTTTCAGAACGTCGAACTGATCGCGCTGGTTCTTGTACAAACCGAAATCGCCGTCGATCTGGGATTTGTAAAGACCGAACATTTCCCCGTTGATGGTTTGACGATCCGCGAAACGTTCGTTCATCACGGTGACTCTGGCCTGCCAAAAGGCATTCGTCAGATTAACGACATCCTGGCATTCTTTCTGTTCTACCTGATAGGCCGAAGGAGCGGTCGCGTAATTCGTACCATTGCCTCCGCCGAACAAATTACCACCTTTGTTGGCCCACAGAAGACCGGCCAATGAAGTTCCGATGATACCCAGCGTGAGGCCTGCGTTTCCCGTACCTTTACTGGCGTAGTCGTCGGACTCCTTTTCAACATACACTTTTTCTTTTTCTACCATTTCCATAGCATTGAATATTTTAATGATTTTATCCCATTTACGCAGAGACATACGATAGCTACGGAAACAAAAATAGAAAGGGGCGGCACAGCGCACCACCCCTTTGCAAAATAGTATAAAATACCTGGTTTACAGTTGTATAAATGTAAAATTAATTCGATTTTTCACATGCGTTTTTCAACATGCAAAGCAGCTCGTTTATCAGCAGCAACAATTCCCGTCGGAATACCTCGTCTTCGCCCATACGTTTGATTACGTCCAGGGCCGTATATTCATATTCGGTCATCGTGAAACAGGTTGTAGATGAATTCGCGGCCCTTTTCCGTCCAGTATAGATGCTGTTTGGTAAACTGTTGGCCGGTCGTGCTGCTGATGTAAGTATGCGTTCTGTAACCTTCGTATCCCTGACCCCGGTATTTCGCATACAGTACGTAGGTGTCGCTTTGCCGGTATATAATACCGCGCTTCACCAACATGTCGTTTAGCCGCCTTGCGCTAACGCCTAATTGATCGGCTATCACGTTTGTCGTAATCAAGCTGTCCGATTGCAATACTTTATTGTAATATTGCACCATCGGCGCGGCCTTTTCGATTTGCTCGTTTGCTAATCTGTTTTCTTCAGCAAGGCGCTCCTTCTCGGCCCGCTCTTGCTTCAACTGCGTTGCGAGCTTTATAATCGTATCCGGATCGGATAACACTTCCTCTACTTTCCGGTCGGTTAGGTAGGCCCCGTGTTTGCGAACGGATGGCAGGACTTCGGTCGTCACCCACCGTTTGAACTGTTTTGCGGTAGGTAACTTAGACCCGAAAACAAGGGAGTAGACTCCGGATTCGTTGATACAAAGATATTCATGCGGAACTCCTTGATTGTCAGATATAGCGTGTTTTACGCTATCCTCAGAATCAACATGTTGCGCAATTGCGGCCACAGGATTTCTGTATCCTAAAGCAGTTGCTACATCACGCCCCACGAAATAGGGAATAGTATCCACATCGACAACCCGAACACGTCCGAATTGCTGATTATTGAAAATTTGCATGGTGTTCATGGCTATCCCCTTTTAACGATTCTACCAGCGTTAACGCATTCTCTGAAGTTGTAGACCGGTTGTGAACCGGTAATGGTGCGATCTTCGATGAGACGGGATAGGGATTCAAGAAGCATTTTTGCCTCACTGAGTGTAAGTGTGATTTCGTCAATGCTTCCTTTGATGCACAGCAGGGATTCGTTGCCTTGTTTGGAAACTTTGTAGGCGGACAGGGAGCTGGAAATAACTTCCATTGATACACCACAAGCAGAATGCCGGGTAGCGTAACTACAAGATGATTTGTTTGACATGTTGGTTTGAGCATTAAAATTGTTAAACAAAAAAGGTTTCGTACTGACCCTTTGCTCTACACCAACAAGGCAGTCGAGGCATTAACCTTCGACAAGGGGGTACGAAACCATATTAATTAGCAAGCATAAAAAACGCCCGCAATTCAGCGAGCTTACCCGCCTTGTTGGTAATAGAGCATTACAAATGTAAGAATGATTTTTTAAATATCAAACAAAAAAACAAAAAAAAAGTTTCAATTTATTGAAACTTTGTATTACATTTGCAACGTGAGACGTAGAATAATAACATATGGAGGGTATTTTGAGCGGTTTATGGAAACCCTAAGCAATAAGGTGCAAGAGAAAATCCAGTACGGGCTACTACTCCTGCAAACCCAAGAAAGACTATCGAAAAAGTTTGTTAAGTTGCTAAGGGATGATATTTATGAATTGCGAATCGAATACAACAGCAATATTTATCGTGTGTTTTTTATTTTTGAAGAAGGATCGATAGTCGTATTGTTTAACGGATTTCACAAGAAAACACAGAAAACGCCGACAAGCGAAATTGAGAAAGCGATAAAAATAAAAAAGGCTTATTATGGAGACAAATAATCATCAGATTGTGGATTACGACGCTGTTTTGGATGAGAAGTTCGGGAAGGTCGGCACTTCGAAACGGAGACAAGCCGAAGAAAACGCATACACTTTTTATGCGGGACAGATATTGCACGATGCGAGGAAGGAAGCGAAAATAACGCAATCAGAACTCGCAAATCGTATCAATGTCACAAAGTCTTACATTTCCCGTGTAGAAAACGGCATTATCAACCCCAGCGCGGGAATGTTTTATAAAATTATCAATGCGCTGGGCATGAAAGTAGAAATAGTTAAATCTATTGCCAGCATTTAGTTTGGTTAGTGGATAAGAAAAAGGCCGCCATCGGATGGTAGCTTGGTTCTGAAAACCCACACAAATTTGCATTGCTCAATAAAAGGCACTATATTTGTACAAGAAAACGTACAAAAGTGTGTACAAATGAAAAAGATTATGGATGCAATTACTATTAGCCCTTCGGAGTTTCGGAACAATCAAAAAAAATACTTTGACATGGCCGAACATACCCGCGTATTTGTGAAGCGCGGGCGTAAACTTATTGAATTAGTGGTTAGCGACGGTATCAGTCTTAATCCATCCCCTTCAGGCGATCCCTGGTTCGACGATCCGCGAAATATCGCCGAACTGTCCCGCCGTATCAAGGAATATGAAGCAGGCAAAGCCGGAGAAGGAATTATTTATGATCCAAGCAAGTCACTATGGGACAATATAAAATAATCGTAAAAGATAAGGCCCGCAAAGATCTGCAAAAGCATCATAAGAGCGGCAATAGAGCGATTACCAGGCGTATCGAACAAATATTTATCGAGCTTGAAGATCATCCCCAAACGGGAATAGGCAACCCTGAACAACTCAAACATGAATATAGCGGTTTTTGGTCTCGGCGGCTAAGTTCGGAACACAGGTTGATATATCGGATAAACGAAGAAACGGTTGAAGTGCTTGTCGTATCCGCCCTGGGGCACTATCAATAGTCAAACCTCTTTATTTTTGATCTTAACCATATCGCTGTACCTGTATAGCCGTTCCTTGCAGACGGGTATCCCGGAACGCGATATTTTCGCGTTGAAAGCCGAATCGGACTTGCCGGTGATTCGTTTCGCCTGCTCATAGTCAACTTTGACATCCCGAAATGCCATAATCACCCTTTTCGCCCTGTCGAGATCATCCTCGGTTATGTTTTTGAAGAATCCCGCATCGAGCATGTCGGCGATCTCCCGTAGTAAATCAGACGTTCCAGCCATAGAATAATCTGTTTTCGCAAAGGTCAATAGGTCCGGGACATTATGCAAGTTTATTGGTCATATAAAATAGCAAAAACCTGTTTGTGATAAAGATTTACTTCCCCGTAATTCCCGTCAAATATCTTTTTTATTTCATACCCATGCTCTATGGAAATGGCTCTTAACGCTCGCCATGAAATTTTTCTCCAGTTTATATGGTGCTCTTTCGCCCATCGTTTAATGGTGTACCAGTCTTTTGATTCGTCGAGCTGTTCAATCTTGGCTTCTAATTGGAATTGTATTTTTTCTTTTGCTTCCACTGTGTCTGCCAGTTGTCGAAGTGCTTCTGAGTATGTTTTAGGAAGAGCCATTGTATAACTACCCGTCTTACGAATGGCGGGGAGAACTTCCGATGTCACCCATTTTCGAAAAGGTTTAGCGTTAGGCTTATTGCTTCGAATCACAAGCGAATACAATCCACTTTCGGAAATAAACAATAGCGTTCCACCGCGCTCTAACGATTCGTTATACCGCTCGTCATTATCAACATGATCTGCAATAGCTTTACTCGGATTAGAATAACCTAACACATTGCATACATCCAATGCACAGAACATCGGTTCTCCATTAACTTCAGTTGTCCTGATTTCCCCGAATTTTTCATTTCTAAAAATGGCAATATCATTCATAAATAAAAAAATTACAGCTTTACAAAATTACTTTTCATTCCTGCGTTCTTTGATTCGAGCCCGCCGGTCTACCACCTTGCAATAGAACTCCACCCGCCGAAGTTCGTCTATCAGTTCTTTCCTTGTGAAGTTAATGTGAACCGTTGAGTCGTCGCGTCTGCCGCCTCGTCTTCTTTTTATTGAAGGTGTCGTCATGTTTTTCAATATAAAATTTATATCTTTGAGGATGTCTGGGCGGACGTTGGCAGGGACGAACTTTCGGGGGAGTCCTTGCTTTTTTATGCTATCTTGTGAGTCTGGCAGTATTCATAGTCTATCTTCCATTTATCCCATAGTTCGGGGCGTTTTTGCAGGTAGTCATATACCTCCGATTCATCGACCAAAATGTCCGTTCCTTTCTTCGTGGTCTTGATAATCCGCTGCCGAATCAAAAACCAAATGCGGATCTCGGCAATTTCCAGCTTCTTTGCGAGCGATTTAATAGTTATCATGTTTGAGTTGCTTGTATTTGTTCATTACTTTGTCTGAATATTCTTCCCCACCGTTGGGGTTATGGAGTTTTAAGGCCCTTTCGAATGATTTCCCAGGATTGTGGTATTCCTGTATCGTTTCCCATATTTCGATGGATTTTAGGCGGTCGAAACGGTCGGAATCGACGAATTTGTCAAACCCTATGATACGGTTGGCTTCCTTTACGGCGATGGGCCGTATTTGCAGTACTCCGCCATCGTCGTTTTTACCTACGGCCCGTTCGTTTCCTTTGCTTTCGACGTAGATCAGGGCTTCGATGAATAAATCCCAATCCGAACGGATAATCGGTATAGTCGTTTTAATTTCCGGCGGCGGATCGACTATAATGGAATCAAACCGTATTTCCGGAATCCTGTACGCTATGCGCTCTACCCGAATCAGGATGATAACGAGTAGGGCGGTGATTATGGATAAAAGTGCTTTCATATTAAACTGTTATTTTCTGAACTATGCGCAACTCCCCTTCATATCCGCGAGCACGGAGTTCCGCAATTAATTCGCGCGGGCTGAAGTCCCGAAGTGCGTTATTGCTACCAGGCATAATTTTGTCTCTTTTAGCTTTAAGACATGCCTTACAATAAGACTGAAGTCCGTCTTTTGTTGCCGCATTTTTATAAAATTGGCTAATAGGCAATTAGTTGCCGCATGATGGACATTTTTTTGTTTCCATAGTTTAATATTGTTAAACGGTTATTTATGTTCAACCAGTCGCCATTCGATATAAAAATTATCAACAGCATAAGGCTTGATGCGTTCATGTAATTGCCATCCGGTAATAAGATCCAACCTTCCGTCCGGTTCTTTTGCTAAAATCATATCGCATCCATTAGGTAAATATTCTTCTATGCTAATCCAGCGATTGGCCCATTCGACGCCTGCGAGGAACATGCGTATCATATCATCCATGTACAATTCATCTTCCTCTGTTGAATCCATTACTAAACTTTGTGAGGCACGGGCACACCGTCGGGCCTTTTCTTCTATTGATTCCATTTTTTTTGTTTTTTTTATTTCAAATACTCTAAATTCCCGATTTCCTCCGAGTACCATAGCCCGATCCAGAAGCTATCACAGTGAGCTCGGTGTGCATTGATAACCCTGTTATTTACATGGATATCGTGAATGACATATACCCGATCCATCGGATTCATTTCATTCCTATGGCTTTCCAAAAGCATTTCAAGAGCATGATAATCCATGATATTTTTCTTAAATCCGCTTTGTGCCAAAGCAATAGTTAGACATTCGATAATTAAGATTGCTCCTGAAATTACCGTGGTAATGATAGCTCCACCCGAAGGATCAGACCATCTCCCGGTTACAATCCACCAGATAACTCCGGTGATAAACAAAATCCCTGTAATGATTAAAAGTCCCATGAGTTTATTATTATGCCTCTCGGCGGTTAAACATCATCTTAGTAATATCCCCACACTCAGGACAGCATATATGCCAAATTTCAGTATAATCCGATGGATGGATATAGACTTTTAGTACATCTTGCCGCTCGTATTCGAACTGGCATCCGCAAGCGCAGCATTTACGTAAAAATACGGCATTAGGGTGTTGGGTTCCGTGTCTAATTATCTTCTTCATAGTCTCTAATTTTCCATTTTCTTTTAGTCTTTGAAAGTTTCTGAGCTCCCGAATAGCCCCGTCGATGGCTTCCCCGATCTCCGTGGGATTTGGCTGTTCTATATTTGCTCCGCGTCTCCATTTCTGGTAGTAGATGAGATAGTTAACAATATCTTTGATTTTCATGTATTTTCGCTTTTTTGTTTTAAAAGTTTCTCTTTCAGGTTCCAAACCCGCATACACCCAAGCCGGGCGGCAGTAAGTTGTTCTTCAATAAACAGCTTACGACCGCCCCGGTGAGGGGTACCGCCGCCGTAACGCCTGATGTTCCCTGTCTCTGACACACCAAGTACCGATGGACATATTGCACCGTACTTTTCACGTAGAAAATCTACGACCCTGTCTAAAATTGATTCCGGCACGCAGTAATGAAAATTATAAACTCGCGGATCATCATGTTTATGGTTTTTCTTGAAATCAGCTTTGAAATCTTCCCACGACCGTTTGATCTCTACTTCGGTCAGGTATCCCGATTTGGTTATTATCACCAAATCTGCTTCGTAGTCAAGCAGACCCCACGAAAGATTCGGGATGAATATATCCTGCCGCTTATTCCAAATGCCACTATTCCGAAGTGCGATCTGAATTTCGTCAACTGTTAACTTTGTATCCATCATTTAATACATTTGTTTGTTATTCGGGATTCCGGAAGTCCTTGTATCTCGTAGGTTTCACCCGTCATGTCGTATCGCCATATATTTCCATCGGCGTATACTCTTGTGATTGTCATTACGAATATATCGAAGTGACGATCTTTACTTATCCTCGCTGAAAAATATACAGTGTCGCCCTTGTTGTACTTCGGAATCTTCATCTTCTTATTTCTTTACTGGTTCGATTAGCCGCCAGTGAGTCGGTTTATCTATGTACTCCAATTGCCATTCACATCCATTCCACACCGCTAATTCATGCCCTTTTATGTTTGTTTTTGCGGTTTCGTCGGAGTTAGGGGATATATATTCTTCTTTCACCAACACCAATCGTCCTTCTTCCGGAAGTTGCTCGCTCACCGGAATCCATCGCCAGGCATCGGCAAAACCCCTGCGATAACCAAACTCTTCGCCTGCGAGGAAATCTCGCTCAGAACGAGATTTGCAGGCATCACGGCTGACCTCCCATTCAAGGGTGGATTCTCTATTCCATAATGTTTCGGCGTACTCTCTGGCCGCTTCTTTTGCTGTTCTCATTTTCTCAAATTCTTCATTCAGTCCCATTGCCAATGCCCGGCAGATGGGCGGTAAGATTGTCATCGGTTTTCGGTTTAATTGTGTTGATAATCACTCCTATAATTCAATCGTGATATCGACGTTATTTTTCAGCACATCGGCTATACTATTGCTAACCGCGAGGTAGTACCCGGCTCCATCCCTGCTGGGCATGAAATAGAAATACCGACTTTCTGTATGAAGAGGCAAACCCAACTTTTCCAGACCGTCGGAGGTGATGGAATTGTAGAATCTCTTGAATTTATCCGACGCTTCCCGGCCTTTTTGGGTGGTTATAAGTATTTTGTACACTTTATGCTCACGGGTCGATTCTTCCGTATTTTCCGACATCAATTTGGGATCGGGAACAAAACCGTCTTTAAATGTGACCATGCACGGACTCCATGCACAGGTGCGGCCCCAGGCCCAGTAGTATCCGAATCCTTCCGGTCGCTCGCCGACCAACTCCTCGATAATGTCGCATGCCTCTTTGTACGTGGCTTCGCGCACATCGTACATCCGCTTTAATTCGGCATGAAGCGCGGAACCTTCTCTAAATCTTAAAATCATAGCTTATAATGTTATGCCCGGAGGCGGTTAAACCATTATAGATTGCAATACAGCTTGAAAATGGGGCTGTATATCTTGCTCCTACAAACTTCACTCGTCTGCGTATATACCTTATTTCAGAGCATCCTAACACATACTCGTGCCACCAATTGGAGGATGACGATACAGGAATAAGGGCTACAATCCTAACCCCTTTTAGGGATTCTTCCCAGCATTTTTTCATCCATAAGTCAATGTTTCCCCGACTATACGGCGGATTAACAAAAACAACTTCGTGCGTCCAATCTTGCAGCAACCCATTTTCTTTTTCGGTGTAATACTTGCGGCATTTTGCCGTTGAGACCTCACAACACGGATCGAGCGTAAAATGAAATTCCGAATTCAACTGATCGAATAAATCATGCGGCGTTTCCCATTTATCTTTTTGCTCACACCCTTTACTTTGGGCCAATTCTTTATTTACAATCATCTTTCTTTACTGTATGCCCGGAGGCGGTTAGAACTCAATATTCCTCTGATTCCGGATCATCCCGAAATACTTTTTTGCGGAAGTGTTCGATACCCACCAATCAAAAATCTCATCTGCCGTTGCATGGTATTCATTGCCGTATCCATTCTCATCGATAATCTTTTGAATACTTCGTTTAATCGCTTTCTCCACACCGGGATAACGATTGCGCTCCCATGCCTTTATTTTACGCGAGGCCATCGGGCAGAATATGCAGCCGATCCGGTGAAATCCTTCATCATAAAGTTTGCAGTATTTTATTCCATTACCGCGGATGAAGTTCCATACATCGGCGTCCGTCCATTTGAAAATCGGTGATAGCATAATCTTATCCTTGCCGCTAACGCATTGATGGTACTGTTTTTTGTCCCGGTTGAATTGGTCTAAACTTCCACTGTATGCGCGGTCGGAGGTTTCCAGTTCATTACGTTTGGCCCGTCTCGCACTTTCGGCGGCTCGTATGCCGATCAGGGTGACGGTTCCTGCTCCGGCCTGTTCTTTTAGGTAGGCGCAGCAATACCTGGCGTATCGCATTGGCAACATCTTTTTCTTTACAATCAGTTTGTAAAAATTGATCTCGGGGCGGTGTAATTCTACGTCTGGGTAATGTGTCCGGACAAAGTGCATCAACTCCGGCGGGTCGAGCGTCGTTATTTGCATGTGAGCCTTAAATCTGACTCCGGCCATCTTCGCCAAGTGGTACAAGGTCTGGCTGTCCTTCCCACCTGAAAACGCCAGATGAAACCCGTCAGGCGACATTTCGAGTGCCAGCGGCTCAGCTTTGCGAAGAAGGGCGATAGAATAGTCTATTTTGGTTTGAAGGCTCATTTTCTTATCCTATTTTACTCGGAGGCGGTTACTTATACTGGCTATTATCAAAATCGAATTCGTATTCCGTATCGTCTTCAGTAATTTTATAGAACACCGCAGTTTCCGCATCGCGTTCAGGATTGATTCCTTTGTAGCATGTCGGATAAAATTGAAGGTACTCGACATGGTCGTCCTGATTCACAACCACTGCATACCCTACCTGCTCGGCCAAATTGAAAAAAGGGATCGACTCATCCGGAATATCTTCCGGCACAGTGGCATAAGAGAATCCATCGGGTTCCTTGTTAAGATCGGATATATAATGCGTCCAATTCGTTACCCATTCCTGACGGAGTTTCGTGTCGTCGAATTCAATATCCAGAGACACTTCGCGTTTGATTGTTAATCGAATTTTTTTCATAATTGTATCTATTTTGTACAAAGTCTGTTAGAATAATTTTTGATAATTGGTCGGAACATAATTCATCCAAATCGTTTCCTGCATGATAGTTCCGCTACCGTTCACTATATTGCTGCTGATATTGTTGCGTTTAATCGGAAATTTCGCTTTGTGCCAATCTCCGTACAATTCATTCATCAGGTTACAATCGTAGCCGCTAATCATCGCCTTACCTTCGATCCGATGGAGACGGGCGGCTAATTGTCGGTGATCGTCATCGGTAAAATCGAATTTGTAATCCTTGCCTTTACTTTTACCCCCTCGACTTTCTACCGGATAAGGCGGATCGCAATAAAAAAATGCCTTAGGAAAGTCTATTTTGTCTATGCAATCAGCATAGTCAAAATTCGTGATCTGAAACCCCGATCGCAAGACCTCCGCGACTTCGTGCAACTTCTCGATCGCATTATTCCAACGGGAAACGGTTTCGCCGCCCTGAACGAGAACTTTCTTTTTCGCCATGTGCCAGCCTTTATTTTGACGCTGACAGCCCAAACCGAAAAACGACTGTCTCACCCTTACATAAAATCTGCGGGCCTGTTCAATATTATCATCGGAATATTCCCTGCAGTTGTCGTATTCCTGCAGCGAGCATGGCGTAAGCAATAACAAACGGATCAGATCGTCTTCATGGTTACGCAACACTTCGAAAAAGTTAGTAATATCGGAGTTGATTTCGTTGGCCGTTTTAATCACCTTGCCCGGATAATTGATCGACACGACCATACTGCCGGCGAACAGATCTACTAAATGCGTGAAACCTTCAGGGAAATACCGATACAAATATTCGATCCAGGTAAATTTACCTCCGAAATAATTGAAGGCTATTATTTTAGATTTATTGCCGCTCATTTGTAAACATCTTTTCATATTCATTAATCGTTTCAAATATCCGATACGCCACCTGCGGCACTGTCGCATTGCCGTAGGCTTTGATCGATTCTTTTCGCCATTTCGGGAAGGTAATTACGTCCAATCTGTAGGAAAGCCTATCGTTTTTTAATGTTTTTACCGACCATACACCATGCAAGCCGCATCCCGTGCGTGTTCCGATACGGCTTTCCGCCATCCGGTAAGCCGTTTGAACGACTCGCTGTTCATTTTAGTTTTATTGTTTTTCGGAGCGACCATCAGGCAATCGATTTCATGCTCCCGACACCAGTCCTGCCAGATATGCGCGTCTCTTTTAACCGAGCCTGCTCCCTGTAATTTTTCCCGCCCGGTATTGCCGAACCACTTGCGTAGACGAGCATCTTCGATATACAGCCTGATTTCACTTCCGGTAGTAAGGCCGAAATTCCGGTAAATAAGTACTTTCTCCATTGCCTGTGTGATCGTTAGCGTAACGATCTCCATAAAATGTCTTTTTTCGGAGTCCCATGAGGCGAATCCTGTTTTAACGCCGGTGTCTATGCCGATATGAATCATTTTGAAATAATTTTAAAAGGGTACATCACTGTCGATAGTCCATGTATTGTCATTCTGGAAACCGTCTTGTCGCGGTTGCAGCCAGTTGGAATTGTCCAGCAGATTGATGTCTCCCGGCGGAACCTGATACCTTCCGTTACGGGGATTGTACTGCAATACGATACCTTCTGAGCTCGGATGCCCGAAATTCTTGAAACGTACTTTCGTCGGTATCAGCTTTGTTCGATGATTCACGAAATCACGATATACTGTCAAACCATAATCGGCTTTGTTATAAAAATTAGCGGATCCGCTGATGTCGTAGAGTGTCGGCGGAGGATATATTCCGCCTTGCATCTTTTCCAGCTTCGTGGGATGTGCGACCAAATGTCCCAGAATACCGTAACGTTTCGTAAATCGGGAACATTCATCGAGAAAGCGACCAACGTATTCGGATCCCGTTTCGCTTCTGTCCCTCTTGTGTTCCATACAGTTGAACGGATCCATTACGACCTGCTTGATTCCTTTGCGCTGTATGAATTGTTTTGCTCGGCTCAGAACGTTCTCAAGCGTCGGATCCTCATAAGGATCGAGCCAAAAGAAGTGGCTCTCAATGTAGTCAAACACCGTATCGAACTCATCGCGGCTCATGTCCGACTCTTTGAACGGCTTGCCGATTAACTTTTCAGCAATCTTCGCATAATGATTTTCGACAGGATAATTCTCCGGTGAGAAGAACAGCGTTTTCCAGTCGTGCATCACAGCCAGACGAACCGCTATGTAATCGAGCATTTCCGATTTCCCGTGCGAAGGTATGCCCGTCCAAATGGCAAGCTGCGATACTTCCCACCGGATCGTCTCGTCGATTTCTGCAATGCCGATACGATTCCCTTCCGGAAGCCCATGTTGGTACATGGCGAAAATATCATCATATCGATCAGACAGATGGATGTATCCCTGAATCGGAATCTCCTGAGCGTTTTTGATTACCTCCCGGATAGCCAGGCCACCTTCGGCAATCAACAACTCATTGGCGTCTTTACGTCCCTTGTAGGTGACGATCAAGCATCTTTCGGAGCCCAGCCTACGTACCAACTCGTTGCGTAACTTCAATCCTGCATCGTCAAAATCCGTCGCGATATAGAATCGCTCGATGTGTCCGAGACTGTCGATGTAATTGTCGAGATAGGGTAAATCCGTAGCCCCGGCCCCATTCGGTACAGAAACAACATTTTTAAACCCAGCCTCGATAAAACTGAGTGCATCCATTTCACCTTCGCAGATAATCAAATCTTTGGCTTCGGAAGTGCAGTTGAAGTTGTAAAACGTCAGCTCTGCATCTTTTACCATCCGAAATGACTTTTTAGGCCCGCGGTACTTGATGTTGACTAATTTGCCTTCGATGAAATACGGGAAACAAATGACCTTTACCTCCTTACCGAACTGCGGCATCCACTCTCTGTCCGAATAAATCCGCATATCCCGAATCGTAGCTTGCGAGATCATCCGGCCTTCAAACCATTTTACTGCTTCATCCGATAGTTCAGTTTTGTTTTTCCATACCGGAATGACATAATCCTTTGGTTGCCGGGATTTAAGCGACATATGTGCCGAAAAAGTGGCATTACAGTGACAACAGTGACCGACCTGCTTGTCTACATTCCACACGAAGCACTTTTCACGCTTCTTTTTGCGGGTCTCCGAGCATACCGGGCAAGTCATGTAATTCTCGCCATGCGGCCTCGCCGGATTAATTTCGTATAATTTCTGCGTTTTGGTTTCGATGATAAACATAGCTACAAAGGCATTTTAAAAAATTGATTTTCTGGCTTAAACCAAACCTGAATGCATTTCTGCTTCCAGTTTTTTACTGCATTCCCCTTGCTGTCAACCCAATCTCCGGCGGTGTAGTAGAGATACGCTTTTTTAGCTGCATCACGAGTGTATCCATTCTGCTCAAAGTATTCCTCCATGTCCGAAAGAGACGGCGGCACGAAATCTTTTTTTACTCTCTCTCTAGAGAGAGTTTTTTTATATATTACTTCTTTATCTTTCTTATTATTCGTACTGGTCGGTGTTCGGGCAGTGTACGGGGGAGTGTTTGACATAGTGTCTGATGTAGTGTTCGGTAGAGTGCCTTCCATCGGATTGTAATACTCGTAATTACAGAGACTTATAATACTTTCTCCGTGTTCGGTTCGGCGTTCGATTTCGTGTTTTTTAATATGCTTATTGATGTATCGCTGCGTCTTTTCGACACTCCAGCCCCAACGATCGGATAAGAATCGCAAACCCGCGTGTATTTCGCCTCGTTTAATAGTTATCAAGCGACCGTTAGGTAGTTCTTTCGTTGCTGGTTCCGCGTCAAATCGTGCCATCTGAATCAAATCGAGCCACGCTTCCGACAGACTAAAGGTGCGTTGCTGCGACCAATAAACATTCGTGAAGAACTTTCTATTTAATCGAATAAAACCGTCCATGTAGGATTACAAGTATTCCAATGCTTAATATTTTGCCAATTTTGGCCCTGCGAGCCTGAATACGGCTCAGTTCTTTTAGTTTCCCGGTGCATAGCCCTGTACGTCCGAGTTGACGTATCAGTCTTTTTTCCTCGTTCAGCAACCGGTAAAATTCACCTTGGGGGTCGTCTTTATTCTTTTCCATCCGTATTAATTTTAAAGTAAAAGTCATTTATCGTTCTGCCGTATGTGAGCCTTCCGGATCGCGTCAGACTGCGTAGCGCCTTTCGTACTTCCTCGCTGTCGGCATCCTTCATCAGAGAGAATATCTCCCCCATAGTCGCAGTGGTCGGAATTAGTTTGGAAAGTGCCTTCCCTGCGGAAATATGGGCCACTGTATTGAACGTTTTCTGCTCGATCTCATTCATAAATAATTCTTGTGTCTTTCAAGCTCCATTTCAATGCTTTGCAGGAATGCTTCTTCATCGGGGGATGGAAGGTATATCCCGCATTCGGATGAACTCCAATTCCTAAACCGTTCTATCGCTTGTGTCATTTCGACGGTTGTCAGCCCTGCGGAACTGCGGTAGTCGTACACATCTCCGATATATTTATCATGTTTCGGAATCAGAAACAGCGAAGGATTGCACAGTTTTTTGAAATATTCCCGTTTCACATATTCGATAGTATTTCCCGTTTCCATCGCATAGTATCCGAGCAGGTAATGCAGGTAGCTATTTTGCGACAGGGTTCTTTTGCGTTTTTTCTCGGTCAGTTCGACGACCGCTTTCTTCTTGTACAGATCGTTCGAACGACGTTTAAAACGCTCTTTATCGAGTATGTTATTCAGGTCGTAGATCATGGTTTAAAAAGGCAGATCGTCCGTGTCTGATGCTACTGGCATTTGGTCTACGCTTTCCGGAGTCGTTGCAGCCGGTGTAAAATCGAATCCTTTTCCACTGCCAATGTAAATGCGTCCCGTTCCCGCTTCCCGTTCTTCTTTGGTTTGACTCATAAATACTGTATGTGTATTCTCATACTTATCAGGTTCGCGCCGCGTCGCAATGGTGATATTCATGTACTTTTTGCCGTTTTCGGCAAGTTTGATCTTGGATTTCGGTATGTCGGTCACACAGATCGACGCATTGATTAAATCGCTCATTTCGTTATTTTTTAAAAGTTGTTTTGATTGTCGTTTTCGATGTCCTTATGGGACGCCGCAAAATTTCACCCGTATCGGCATCCGCCAACGTCGCATTCTCGGGAATACCGCGTAGCATACTTTCACGATCTTTGATGTCCATATTGACCGCGTTACGCATTTTATATAGTTCATCCAGCGTACCGTCTCCGCACACAGTATAATCGTATTTCACGCCAGCCTCGAATTGCTCCAGTTTACAATCGGATACCTGATGCTCCTTCCCGTATTTGGAAAGTTCTCGCAGGGCATAATCCTTAATTTCCGCATCCTCCTGCAACGCCTCAATCATCTTTTTAAACCGGGACATATTAGCCCACACTTTCAGTGGGTCAATCTCTCCACTCAGTATAAATTCTTTTGCCTGACTTATTGCAATAGGGATGGATACTTCTGATTCAATGATTTCGACTGCTGTTTTCATCGCTATACGTTTTGATTTGATTTGATTCCGTTCGTTGCGCGATTCACCAGCCAAGTGTAATCTTCAGGGGTAAATCCCCGCAAGGATGTTTCGAACTGCGCCATCGTCCATTTTTCTTTTTTAGTGTTCTTACCGCACAAATTCTGACCTGTTACCAAATCACATAAACAATTGACCAGGTTCTCATCACTTCGACAAAACATTTTTTTATCGTTAGTAGCGGGTTTCTGCCCTAATGATTTGTTAGCGGTCGTTTTATTTCCACTTGCGCCATTCCCATCATCGTCATCGTCAATATTCAACCCTAAAACAGCGCCGATGGCATACCTTCTTTGATAGGTGATAGAACTGCCTATTCCCTGCGGATCATTCTTTACGGGCTTCATCTGGTAAGTCTCCATAATAAATTCTCCTGATTCGTGCATCAGAATCGTCGTGAGCCCTGTTTCGCCAACGGGCAACTGACTTACAGCAAGCCCATTTTCAGATAATGGTTTGCTAATTACGTCGAGTATATTAGCAAGGGTCGCATACTTGGATTTGAAAAATGGATTTGTAGCTTCTTTTTTTACTTTGGCTACCGAACCTTGAAACTTACACAAAGCAATTGCAAGGCTCTTTATTGATTCTGACCGTTCCATATATTTATAGTATTAAACTCCGTTTTTAATCCTTCACATCCTCCATCAATCGAGTGTAAGGATTGTATGTCTGCTGTATCCAGAACTCGTATATGCCAGGGGACAATCTGATCGGCTTATGATCTTCCCATTTCCGATCTATCGGCGACCGATAAGACTCATCGTCCATAGATAACAATGATACATGCTGAAGTATCGATTCCTCGTTGACTTTATAAATGACCCTTTTGTCAACCTCGTAACGTTCTACATTACCGGTCAACACGTGCGCATGCTTCGTGCGGTCGCTGATTGCTAAAGGACGGTTTTTAACCATGATTGCGGATGCCGGGATCGCATCTATCGAAGCCCCGATCACATCGCCCTGATGAAATCTGATGTTTTCCATAATTTATGCTCTGAAATTGAATGAATAATCTTTAGCGTTAAATGGCGAAAGGGATGCAATGGCTTCTATCGCGTTCGTATGGTGCGGTTCTACACCTTGCAGATAATGAGTGCCCGTACTCGGACAGCACATCGAGACCCATGCGAAAGGCTGGTTATCGATTTCTTTAAACAAATCATCCGTTTTAAGAAGTTCGACAACCTCCCTATCTCCGTTAGCATGGACGATTTCCCGCCGATCAACTACTTTCGCTCCGAGTAGATCCAGCATACCTTGCTGTCCAATGGATTCATAAATAGCTCCTTTAATATCGGCATCCGTTTCCTTCATAAACCGCTCTTTCGTGATGGAACTTTTGTCATTGACAATCCATGCCGGAATAGAACGGCCGTTGATGAAATAATATTCCGATCCATCCCTGAACTGGACGGCAGCCTGTGTTGTGGAATGAAGCCTTCCGGCTAAATTAGTCTCTATATACACTGGAGGCTGAATTGCGAATACGTAATTTTCATATTCATAAGCATTGAAAACATTAGATCTGATAAGCTTTTTATATTGCTTGAAATTGAAATTATCCAACAGATTTATCTTTTCGAAAAAGTCATAAAATGAGACCCATCCATAATTCGATAAATCAATATAAGATGAATATTCATTGACCGAAGCCCTGACCGAAGCCCCGACCGAAGCCCTGACCGAATCCCTGATCGAAGCCCTGATCGAAGCCCCGACCGAAGCCCCGACCGAAGCCCAGACCGAAGCCCTGATCGAATCCTTGACCGAAGCCCAGACCGAAGCCTTGACCGAAGCCTCGACCGAAGCCCAGATTGAATCCCTGACCGAAGCCCCGACCGAAGCCCCGACCGAAGCCCAGACCGAAGCCCAGACCGAATCCTTGACCGAATCCTTGACCGAATCCTTGACCGAATCCTTGACCGAATCCCAGACCGAATCCCAGACCGAAGCCTTGACCGAAGCCTCGACCGAATCCCCGACCGAATCCCCGACCGAATCCCATGATTTTTTAATCAGGTTTTTATTCTTTAAAATCGCGATGGTTAATAAACAGCTCAGCCACCCATCACAATAAATAATCTTCGGAGTAGGCTTTTTCAGCAAATCGTTGTAAAGCCATTTGATCCCTTCTTCGAAAGCAGGCTTGTCTATACCTCGTTTATTCCTGACATTATCAAAGAATAGATTAATCCATTCATCACGCGTTTCAAGCATGATCCTTTTTTGATCCGATGTTAATTCTGTTAGCATAATATTTACGTGTTTGAATTTTTAAATAACCTGCGCGGGCCTCGCGGATGGCGCAGGGCGAATCATTAACCTTAACTTACAAAAACCTAATGAACCAAATTGTACTGCAATCTGTTTTTGTCGAAGTCATTATTTATTGTGCCTTCTGGAATAGAGGTTGTTAATTGTGCATACGTAATAAATAGCCTTGTTTCTCCGTCATGGTCGTAAGACATTGCATGAACCTGAAGATCGGAGTTGAACCGGTCGGTGTCATACTCTATCGTAGTTTCGAAATCACTGCTGAAATCGTATGACTTGTCTTCAACCAAGAAAGCCATACGGCGATAATCTTCGGCTGTTAGCTTTATCATGGCTACAATTCGTTTAAGTAGTTGATAATTTCCTTGCGACCGTCTTCGCTCATTTCTCCCGAAACGGCCAGCTTCGAAAGTGCAATCCGGGGCGTATTCAGATCCGGATCGTTACTTTTGTCCGATACTTTGAAATCTTCGTTCATGGTCGTGTGTTTTTTGTGGTTAAAAAGAACTACAAGCAATGCCATCAATCCGATGCCGATCAGGTTCACCCAGATGTCGCGCGACTCGTTCGCCGCAAGCAATATGGCTGTAATAAATAGTACCGCTTTCATCCTTCCTCCGCTTTAGCTTTTTTGAATGCGAGAACCGAATCAAGTCTTATCTTCAGTGCTTTGTCCGTACTGTCGGGGTGCAATCTGAGCAATCCACTGGTTATGTACGATCGGATCGAGTTCGCATGGCGAGCGAGTATATCGCACGCAGTATTGACCGATACTGGCACGTCGGCCACCAATTCAAGATTAAAGTAGTGGCGCATCTTATTGTTCTCAGCGCTAAGCACCCGGTTAGATGCCTCTAATTCACTAATATAATCCATCACCTGACCAAAGGTTACTGTTTGTTCAGTGTCCTTCTGTGGCATGGCTTTCTCGCGTTAAAACGACATACATAAGTACACGAAGCAGCGGGGCGAGCTTTTCAAGATCGTCCAAAGAGAGTGATTGTAAACGGATTGCGATCTCTCGGTTCGAGAGATTAAGGATAGATTCAGTCTGTTTCGTAGACTGTACGTCTGCACACGACGCACCTTGTGCGCTGGCTGCAAAATTCTTACCGTTTGCCATTGATGAAGAATTTGCTTAATATAAAAAGAGGCGACTACCCCCTTGGTGTTTTGGCAAACGGTCAAGACTACTCGCGTAGAATTGCATCCAGGGATAGCCGCTTTATCTGCGGTATTTAATATGTCTGGTTGAGATGCGAATAATCTCAAACCGTTTGCCGAAGACAAATGTACGCAAAACTTTTGATTTCGCAAACATTTTTCTGAAATATTTATACTAACCGCTGACATCTCTTTGTGTGTTAAGCCGTACAACGAGAGAGAAATTTGTTTACGAAATAGACCTGCCCCCTACCGGACACTTTCGTGGTACACGTTACCAGCACCGAGCCGTCGGGCTTGGTTATAGAGGTCTTTTTTATCTCGAACAATCCCATATCCATTGAGCGCTGAGTCGGTTGGTTGTAGTACTCGCCTTTCGAACATAAGTAGCCGTTATGACGCAGCCATTCAAAAAGACGGTTCTGTCCAATTTCAACCCCGTTTTGACGAAGTATCTTTGCAAGTTCGGCTATAAGGATAGACCGGTCGCTTGTGGCAACGGCATCCGCAAAGAGTGCTTTAGGTTCCAACTCCTTACTATGCGCCTCGGCTTCAATACGCTTGGCACGCTCATTTTTTAACTGTGTGGCTAACTGAATAAGAGTATCGGGATTAAGCAATGCTTCTTCCACTTTCTCCGGAGTTAAATAACCGCCATGTTTGCGGATCGAAGGGAGAACATCTCCGCATACCCAGTCTTGGAACTGCTCGGCTTGTGGCAGACGACTCTTCATGATAAGACGGAAAACATCCGCCTCAGGGATGAATTTCATTGACTGAATACCGCTTTCAGTAGGGGTGAACGATTCGTTCACCCCCTTGCAGTGGTCACGTATGGCCTTTTGGGGATTGGAGTAACCCAAAGTCCGCGCAATATCGGTCGCAGCGAACATCGGTTCGCCGTTTTCGTTCGTGGCTACTCTGATTTGCCCGAATTGATTGTTTTGGAAGATTTGAATATCGTTCATGCCTATTTCTGTTTGTATATTTTCATATCCATGAGACGTTACCTGCTCATCTTATTGCTTATGCACCAAAAGCGAGGCGCATACATTGATTCCGCCGTCAGAGGTCGGTTCGATGTCGAATTTTATCAGTTTATCAGCATTTTCCTTAACGCCAAGCATGATCGACAGTACGCACCATTCTTTCATTTCATTAATTTCTGCATCCAATATCCCGGCTTGCTCATAATCTTTAACATGCTGAACATCAATGTGTGTGTCAATCGCAACTTTCCTTATATTGTTAGTCTTTCCCATTATGTAATGAATTTATATGCGCGCAGGGTAGAGTCGAACTACCTAATGTGACTATGATGCCGGCAAACATTGCGGCCTATCCGATTAACCGCCTATCGTGCGCTACCTTTCGTTACTATTCTTTCTTGATTCTCAACTGATCTTTCGAAATGCCCCATTTTTCGGCAATCTCGTCCATTGAAATTTCAACGGTTTTTTCTTCTTCAGAAAGGGGTTTGATATCGAGGCGATAGCCTCGCTTGTAAAGCTCGTTGCATGTAAACACGTAGGGGGCACGGTCATTGAATTTTGGTACAACCAATTCTCCGCTTCTGAAAATAATTTCGCCATATAGTGAGAAGGGAGAAATGACGATACCTTCCTTGCAACACACCTTGTCTCCCACCTGCCAGTCCTTGTATGATTCGATTTCATCGGGGGTAGAAGGGGTTAGGACGAAGTCGGAAATATGGTTTAATGCAAGAGATTCCTTTGATCCTGATGAAACGTTCCAGCTATATTTATAACCGTACTTGTCTCTTGCTTCGGCCCCATCCACCTTATTTTGGCATAAATACACATTGCCATTTTCTACCCGGATTCTGCCTTTGGCGGGAATTCCGTCGATTTCACACCGAAAACGGCGGCCATCACATTTCAATAAATTTTCCATCGTATTTTAATTTAGTGTATTGTAATACAATTGTTTATCGTTTGTCGTTATGAATTAAGAGCATACAGAAAAGGATACGGAGCACCGGAGCGAGATCGCGGATCTCACTCTCTGAAAGAGATTTGAAACGATGGATGATTTCCTCGTCAGAAAGATTAAAGATAGATTGAGCGACTTTCGCACGCTCTTGCGTTGAAGCGGACGCACCTGGTGCGCCTGCGCTAATTTCATTAGTTCTTGGCATGGAATGAAATTTTGCGTTATGTCTAATACGGAAAGGGCGAGCCTTCCCTGTAATTCCGCCAAGAACTCACTACCCGTAAGAGAAGTGCCACAAGAAAGACTCGCTTTATTGCAAGACTTTTGAAATATGTTTTTGCTTACTACGATGTAGTGAGCTCTTGGCAACAGCAAAGATGCAAAACCTTTTTGACTTTGCAAACTATTGTCGTATTTTTTTATGCTTGCTTTCATTTTTTGCTTTATTATGCAGCCGACATTTGAGGCATAAATTCCGGTTCGTAATCTTTTTCTACCAGTTCGATAACCCGTCCGTTACGGGAAAAGCGCCGCTGTGTGTCGTGAATGAAAATCTCGTGAGGAAGAACCATCAGAAAGAATACCCCCGCGATAATCTGCTTTGCCGTTTCTGAAATGTCAATCGAAAAGTTCACGCAAAACCACCACGACACCAGAGCATTGGTTGACCGGCGGATACCTGTTTTGTCGTAAATGTTCTGAAAGTGGTTCACGACAGTACGGTAAGAGGTATTAAGCTTATCGGCGATCTCTTTCCCGATATACCCCTTGACGCATAACTCGGCTACCTGGGCCTCTCTTTTGGTTAGTATCGAATCGGTTTTCATGGTATCAAACTTTATTCACCCCATACATTACGTGGTCGGATACCGTGTTTTGCGAATGCCTGTTCTATTTTTCTCGCAGCAATAATATCATGCTTCACCTTGCCGTTCCTGCGCTTCCCGAATCCCTGTTTTGTGGTAATATTCAAAGCAAGCATGATGTCCTTTTGGCATTCTGCTTTCTGGTAATCATTCAAAAGACGAAAGCCCTTATTAAAAGAAAGCGAGATTTCAGTTTGGTTTTGTGATTTCATTTGTATACTTTTACTATTTACATTTAGAAACAAGCTGAATAATTTTGCATCTCAGGTTATTTCTTAATGCAAATATCTGAAATTATTTCAGATTTGCAAAATATTTTGTGATATATTTTCTCTTTTTCTGAAATAAAAATTATATATGACTGAATTAGAACGTCTTAACAAGGCATTAAAACAGGCTTTTTTAGATATAAACATCTTTAAAAAGGCTGATATGGCTAATTTCTTGGGTTATAAAAGCACGTACTTTTCAGGTCTAATAAATGGGAAGATCGAATCAAATGAAACTTTCTATGAAAAAATTTCAGATAAATTGGGAGTAAATATCACATGGGTAAAAACCGGCGAAGGCCCCATGTTGAAAACCGAACCTAAATCCCCAATTAGCGATAAAGAATCTATCAACCTAAAAAATGACGATGAAATGACAAACAACATGCTCGTAACCATGCTTTATGACGCTAACCAAAGAATCAAGCGACTGGAAGCCGAAATTGAAGAATTAAAGCAACAACAAGGGGATGCGACGGACTCCCCAAAAAAGAGAGGCGCGATATAGTCTAAAAAGCCGTATTGATAAATCGTGTACACATAGCGATCTTTCTATTTTTGATACGGCACTATCTAATGATTTGCGTAAAATGAAATCCAATACCGATGTTGATCCTGAAAATGGCTTTTAACGGCAATAATTGAAACGTTTTTAGTAATTATCTTTGCCTTTCATCCATATAAGGCAGTTATTTAACGGTTTTGCACCCCCGTTCGGCGCATTAATGTGCCCGACATATCTGGGCAGTGATACTGCGGGACAGGCAAAACCGTTTCTTTTTGCCTTTTGCATAACCGTTCTCCTATGCAATCAGACTTCACAGTCTCCGACGTACTGGAGCGCCTTAAAACGGACAAGGTCTTTTTTAGGGAATTTATGGAAGCAATAGTCGAACTGATCGACTTGCTCAAAGATCGAAAAACCGCACGACGGTAGAAAGAAAGCCTCGGTTATTCCGGGGCTTTTTTATTTATATAATAATCATGCAAAAAAATAGTTTTATATTTGAAACGAAAAGAATAGTTTATTAGCTTTGCAATGATTACAAACGGTGGACTTATGCTTGATGCTTTATGGTCTTGGATAATGACGAATTACCCCGGCATATTTGTTGTGCTGGCATGTGTTGTTATTGCATGGATATTGCGTGGTAGGTTTGAGAGGGTCAATAACCGGATAAAGAAATGCGAGAATCACGCTACGGATATTGCGGAAGTCAAGAATGCGGTCGGCGGATTACGCACTGATATTAATAGTATGCGAATGGACATCAAAAGCATAAAAGACTATTTAGTAAACAAAGACCAGCGAGCGGCCAATATATTGTCTATGAAAAACAGCCCTAGAGTATTAAATCCAAATGGAAAGATGATCTACGATATTATTGGGGGGGATAAGTTTATTGCCGACAATAGACAATTGCTGATAGATAAAATAAAAAACAAGAATCCCGCAACTCCGCTCGATGTAGAATTATATGCTAAAGAGGTATGTATTGAACTTCTGAGTGATCCGATATTCGATAATATAAAAAACATTGTATATAATGCGCCAGCCATCAAGTTGAAGAAACAAGACGGAACTGAAGAGGATTATGGATTTACAATAGCGGATGTTTGTTTTGTGCTCAGCCTCCCATTAAGAGATGAATATCTTAAAGAGTATCCGGATTTGAAATCAAATTAATATATCGGTGCCCCGATCAAACACCATCTATTTAAGCCGCTCATGTAGCGGCTTTTTATAACATAGTCAATAATTATGATAACCTTCATCCTAACCAATAAAGCCCGCGACAGATCACCGATTGCGCTTCTTGTTTCTTTTAAAGGAAAGAAATACAAGAAAAGTACCGGCGTTTCCTGTCTTGTCAGAATGTGGAATCAGAATAAAAAGCGCATAAAGGTCACTACGTCGAATCCCGAAGCCAACGAGGATAACGACACTTTGGATAAGTGGGAGATCGCAGCCAAAGAAACGTTGTCAGAGTTCAAAACTTGCAGAAAAGCCCCCGATCCGAAGGAATTTATATCCAAGATTCAGTACAGGTTTTACGGCGAACAAAACAATGATGACGATGAAGAAGACGCTAAAATTGGCTTCTTCGATGCGTTCGACGATTACTTGCTGACGCACAAAATGTCGGATGTTACTATTACTAATCATAAGGTGATTTACCGGGCCCTAAAACGGTATGAACTGTACAGCAGGAATAAATTAACATTAGATGATGTAACGCCTAAAATACTTTCGGATTTCGAAGATTTTCTGGTCAAAGAACATACATTTTTTACGCACAACGAATCGGGCGGGGTGATCTGCATCCAGGCGTACAAACACATATACGAAGCCTGCCCCGAAACCAGAACTCCGAAGCAAAGGGGGAGGAATACCATTGCTTCGATCCACAACAAATTACGTACATTCTTCCACTGGTGCAAAACGAAGCGATACACAAATAATTACCCCTATGAGAATTTCGAAATGAAGAACGCGTCATATGGAACCCCCTTTTATTTGACTATCGAGGAACGGAATGCGCTATATCATTTTGATTTTTCATTTAGGCCCAGCCTTGCCCGACAGCGGGATATTTTCGTGTTTCAATGTTTGATCGGGTGTAGGATATCCGATCTGATGGCATTAACTAAATCCAATGTGATAAACGGAGCGATAGAGTACATCCCCCGCAAAACCATAGAAGACAGGGCGAAAGTGATCCGCGTGCCTCTTAATTCTATTGCCAAGGAGATACTTGATAAGTATGATGATAATGATGAGGATAAGCTATTTCCCTACATATCATCCCAGAAATACAATGATGCAATTAAAGAAATGCTGTCTATCGCCGGTATAAATAGATTAGTCACCATTTTGGATACGGTTACGCAGGAGCAGAAGCAAGTACCGATATGCGATGTAGCATCTTCTCACATGGCCCGGCGCACGTTTATCGGGAACCTTTACAAAAAAGTGAAAGACCCCAATCTGGTGGGATCTCTTTCCGGGCATAAGGAAGGAAGTCGCGCATTCAGCCGGTACCGCGAGATCGACGAGGAAATAAAAATAGATCTTGTAAAATCAATCGAATAGTTGACGTTGTCCGAAGAAAGAACTATCTTTGAATACGGGCATTGAGAATGCAGTACCAGGATGCAGTATCAAATTATTGTGACAAGATGGTATTTTTCATCACAACTATACAGCATTATTATCGTTAACGCGTTTATTTTGTGACCAAATAGCGATTTACGTAACAATATCCGCACTCCCTTATACAGTACGAAAT